CGTTTCCGAAGGCATGACGCCACCCACGCCGGGCGGATTCGTCGCCGCCAGTGGACGGCCGGCTTATGTCGGCGCGGTCATGGGTGCAGCCGCAATCGGCATGATCGCCGCCGCAGCCGAACGCCAGCACGAGAAAATCGACACCTACACCGACTGCATGGTGGCGCACGGGTTCCGGGTGGCCGCCAAATGATCAAGTTTATTCTCGGCGTGATCCTATTCCCGCTGCTGTTCTGCATCGGCGTCTATGGCTGCACCATGGCCCACGTCGCCGTCCTGACCCACTGAGGCTGACCATGGTTTATCGAACACCCTCGTGGGCAGCTCCGCTCGCGATCGGCGACCAAATCCGGCAGACCCTCAAGGCCAAGCATCTGACGGTCGAACGCGCAGCGGATCAGCTCGGCGTCAGCCGCGTCCTGCTGTCCCGCGTTCTCGGCGGCCAAGGCCGCTTGTCGGTCGCGCTTGCGGTCGCGCTGCAACGACAGTTCGGGCTGGACGCCTATGACCTGCTTAATTTGCAACTCAAGGCCGCGATCGAACACACGCGGCGATACGGCTAACCACAAATAAAGGAACCCACCACATGATCACGAAAACCATCCTGGCGGCGCTCGCCGTCATCTCGCTCACCACCACGGCCGGAGCCGCCAAGGCAAGCAACTGGTTTATGTTCGGCTCCCAAGGAAGCGGACCGCAGGAAGAACTGGACTTCTACGACGCCGCGACCGTCGTCAATAATAACGGGCATGTTCGCGTCTGGACTAAATTTCTGTCAAAACTAGAGGTTGACGAAATCAACCCTAATAGTCGGATTGGCAAGCAAGTCATGAGTTTCGCCGCAGCGAAACTCAATGAATACTCTCCTAATGTCAGGAACGCCAATTTTGATGCCATTATATACAATGACGCCGTCGCCGATCTGTCCAATATTACTCCAAGGTTCAAAATACTCTACGACATCGACTGCACCAACAATACAATTAGCATCCTACAAACGATGGAGCCGAATGGTGCAGCAACCGGCTGGGGCCCAGGGTTCACGTACCTTGCACCCGATACGGTCGGCGCGTCGCTCAAGCAACTCGTCTGCCCGGCAGGCTGACCAAAATAGGGCTTGCATGGCGTATGCCAATGGACTATATACTGACGGGCCGCGGCGATCCTGCCGCGTGCCCACGAGGAAATAACGATGTCCACCTATACCGGACTGCTGGAGCTCAACGATAAGATCGGCCGGCTCCTGCTCGCTCATGTCGGTTGGCAGGGTCCATCCATGCCGGACGAAGCGGCGGAACAGCTTATCGTTGCTCGCGAAGCGATCCGCGCCGCTATGCGCGTCATGGAACGGACGCCCAAGGATGCCGCGTGACTATGGAAGCCGAACGCTACAACGTCGAGTGCCCGCGCTGCCTGGGAACCGGCAAATTCGATCGCGGGACCTGCTTCAAATGCAAAGGCCGCCGTTCCGTCACCACCAAACTCAAGCCGGAATCGGAGCCGCGCAATTTCGTCGTGACCTTCGACAATGGCAAGCAGGATTTCATCCGCATGTATTTCTTCACCCGCGAATACGCGCTGAAAGCGATCCAGCATCAGATGATCGTGCGCGGCTGGCTCGGCACTATTACAGAAGTGGAGTAAAACCATGCTCGTAATTGTATTCTGGATCGGCGTTATTTGCGTGTTTGGATTTCACGCCGCATTTCACTTGTTTTCTATCTTAAGCTTGCTTTGTCTCGCAGGCTTGATCTTCGCTGGGGTTATAGCATGACCCGGCTTATCTCCCACCAGCGCGCCGGCCGGATCGCGCGCGCCAATATCTCCGAGCTATGCCGCGTGGTCGGCACGACGCGCTGGCACTATCGGACGTTCAACCCGTGGATTCAGATGTGGCAGGATGGCGCCTATCGCGAATTCCGTGACGCGCAAACGGAGCGCATCACTACCATCAACGGGCTAATCGATCGGCTCGTCACGCTGGATGCCAGCCTGAGCGACGCTGACGCCTATCGCGCCGCCGACAACGTGAAATGAGCGGCCCATGAATTACGAAGCTATGCGCATCGTGCTAGCCGGCGCGCTGATCGCGGAAGTGGACCAATGGGTGGTGACGCCCGCCGCCAGAGCACGGGCGCTGGGTATAAAGGCATCCCAGGTCAACAATCTCCTAGCCGGCCGGATGGAAAAGCTGACGCTTAGCACACTAGTCCGGGTTGCGCTGCACGCCGGCATTGGCGTCCGGCTAATAGCTTATCGTCCAGGCCCGTCGCCGTCATTCCGGGAAGCCGAAACCTACTACACTATGCGCGTGGCACTAGTCATGGAGCTATGCCAGGAGCTTGAAACTTGGCCCGGCAAACAGGCAGCAAAAGGACACCGGCTAGGCATAACAGCGGCGCAAGTCAGCAAATTGCTGAGTGACGGCGTAGACGCGTTCGCGCTCGGCTCGCTGGTGCGTATGGCAACGAACGCCGGCATTGCTATGCGCATGATCGTCATTCAGTCGGTTCACAACGGAGCTGCATTATGACCGAATTCCACAACGACAATCCGCTTCAGCCGGCGCCGATCACCGAAATCTTCCTCTGGATCGGCGTCGGCGAAAACGGGTCAGAAGGCTTGATCGCGTCTGATTTTCCCATCCCGCCCGGTGTCACCCGCCATATGCCGCTGATGTCGAGCGATCACGAGCTTGCCAAGGTAATGCGACCGCTGGCAGAGGAGATCGCGGCCAGCAGCGTCTGGATCACCTATGTGGAACTGCGCCGCTTCAAGGCGGTCGACTCGTGACCGATATCCGTCCCGGCCTGCCGCCAGCTCCCGGCAAAATCCGCCGTCTGCCGGTCGATGCGCGCGGATATCCCGTGCCGTGGTTCGTCGGCTGGCTCAAGCATCCCGAAACCGGCGAACGCTATCCCGAATTCCGTGTCATCGGTCCCAGCCGGATCGCCCAGGCCGTGCGCGAAAAACGCTGCTGGGTGTGTGGTGAGCCGCTAAACCGCCGCAACATGGCATTTGTGATCGGGCCGATGTGCGCCGTCAATCGCGTCTCCAGCGAACCACCGTCGCACGTCGAATGCGCCGCGTGGTCGGCGCGCGCCTGTCCGTTTCTGACCCTCCCGAAAGCCCAGCGCCGCGATGCAGGCTTGCCAGAAGACGCGCCCATGGCCGGCATCGGCATCATGCGAAATCCCGGCGTCACGCTGGTCTGGATCACCCGCAGCTTCGAGCCGTTCGCTGCGCCGGGTGGGGTGCTGTTCCAGGTCGGTCCGCCGCTCGAATGCCGCTGGTATGTCGAAGGCCGGCCAGCCACGCGGGCCGAAGTCCTGGCGTCTATCGACAGCGGTTTGCCGCTCCTGCGCGACATGGCCGAAAAGGATGGCGCCGACGCCATCGCCGCGCTGGAGCTGCTGATCCGTGATGCCATGATGGTGCTACCGGCGTGATCAAGCGTCCGCTGCACTATCGGCTGATCGGCCGCCTGCCCGTTCCGTGCGAGCTGATGGAATGGGCGCGCTGGTTTGAAACCGCCGACGACGAACGCCGCGTCGCGCTCGCTCAAATTGGCCCGCTCAGCGTATCGACCGTCTTCCTGGGGACCGATTACGAATATCGCGACGGGTTTCCGGCGATCCTGTTTGAAACCATGATCTTCGGCAGCGACGATCACGCGAACTGGTATCAGACGCTATGCGAAACCTGGGCCGATGCCGAGCTGATGCACCGAACCGCCGTCAGCCATGCCGAGCAGATCGTGGCTAGCGCTGCGAAGCTGCTGGAGCCGCATCACTAGCACGGGGGCACCGTGCAGATATAACCCGGCGAGGTATATACCAACGGCCTAGATTTCGGCGCGCTGACTCGTGTCCGCATAACCCTGCCTGACAATCCGCTCGGAAAATCCGCTCACCATAACAGAGCGGAAAATCCTGCCCGGTTACGCGCTGCTATTTGACCGACCAATTAGCCTGTACGCGCAATTCCGGGTCATAAAATTACCGAGCTATCTGGACAACTTGTTATCAAGCGATAACTAGCGCAACCACGGGTTGGCAGTTTTTCCTTCACCATTGATGAAGGTCGCCGAGGAAACCAGATCGGACGCCGGTTTTTCTGGCTCAAGTAACGCCGGCAGCAATGATTTTTAATCTCGGCTCGACTGCGCCGCAGCCCGTGGCTAGCCATAGGTTTTACTAGCCAATACCTATCCACGAGAAACCGGCGCAGACTTTTTCCCGTGACTTAATCCTTCAGATATGAGTGGTGAAGGTAAATCAATTTTGGTGAAGGACTGGTGAAGGAACTGATGAAGGTAATTATATATATATATCAATATAATAGGCGAATACCTATCAGCCCGGTCTCGTTGAAAAAACGCAAACACTTAAAACTGTAGTATACCCGAAAAAGGGGCAACATTGCTGCCATATAATTTTAGGTAGGGAGCCGCAGGGCGGAAAATCCTTCACCACCTTCACCAAGCAAGCGAAATCAACGCGGTAATCCTTCACCACGTTCCTTCACCACACCTTCACCAGACGGGCTTTTACCTTCACCAGTGAAAGGCTAACTCGCTCGGGCTAAAGGCTTTTTTACGCTTTTACGGCGGTCCGTCAAGGGCTTTCCGACCGGTGAGGCCGGGGCCGATCGGCGCCTTGGGGGGGGTCTTGGGTCCTTTCGACGCCGGCCGGCAGGTGCGGGACGCTCGCGGCTCCCAGTTTGGGGGCCGGCGCTCACGGTATGGCCGCGCGGCCCGCTCATGGTCAAAATCGACGCTATGGCACCCAGGAAGGCCGCTGGTGACTCGCGGGCTGTCCCCTACTTGACCCCCCATGGCAAGCAAGCCTACGCCGCTTGGAGTGGGACTGGCGTGGCCCGTAGTGGGCTCGGCTCGGTCGGTCCGGAGTGAGTCCGGTGCAGCTCCGTGGCTGGTGGAAACGGCGGGATATGCCGGCGGCGTCCGAAGATGCTAGGTTTTCTGCGGGTTTCAGGAGGGCGAGGGCATGGCAGATCGGCTGATGGATCAGGCGGACGGGCGTTCGATGCCGCGGACCCGGATTCGCGGCACGGAACCGGTGCGGGCAGGCCCCGGTGGCGGGCATGGACGGCGGGCCAATTCACAGGTCTCGGTCGAGGAAGCCGATAAGTACATCCGCGCCAAGATAATGCGGGAGGTACTACAGGCGCAGGCGCTACAATTAAAAATTCAACAGGCAAAGGGTGAGCTTATCCCGACCAGCCTTGCACAGGCGGACGGTGTGGAATTAGCGGTGGTCCTGGTGGGCGCCCTGCAATCCCTGCCCGACCGCGTGGCGCCGGAGCTGGCCGCGATGGGCGATGAGCACGACGTTCATCGCTATTTGGTGAAGGAAATCAATCTGTTGATCGAGGAAATCCGCAAGAAAACCGACTACAAGTAAATCTCAGCGTGGATAGTAATGAGCCGTGAACCGGCATTCGTAAGAGAGTAAACAATAATGGCTAAACCCCGATCTGCGGCGCGCGTCCTGGAAGATGGCAAGCAACGCGAAATCATGCGACAACATAACGCCGGTTTGGAGGCCGAGAAAGCTGCCGCGGCAGGCAAAAAACCGGGTTTGAGGGGAAATTCAACCCGAGGACGCCGGAAAACAGCACAGATTTCAGAGGTTGAAATAAAGATTATACAGGAAGCTGCCTCGGCAGCGATCGGTCAGGATGCGAATATCCCGGCAGATATCAAAGACTTAGCCCTGGCGGCGGCGTCGCCACCCGGCGCCGGCAAAATCAAGCGCGATCGGCCGATGTGGGACGGTTTTCGCAGCGTGTTCGTGCAGCTCCCGGACATGACGGTGAGCGAGTGGGCGGACCTGTATCGCATCCTGCCACGGACCGGATCGGCCGCACCGGGACCCTGGCGCACCGCGCGCACGCCGTACCTCAAGGCGATCATGGACGATCTGAGCCCACAGACCCGCGTCCGGGAGGTGGTGTTCTGCAAGGGCTCGCAGATCGGCGCACCGCTGGCGCTTGATACGCCGGTCCTGACAGTCCAGGGCTGGAAGACGATCGGCGCGGTGGAGGTTGGCGACCGGGTGTATGATGAAAATGGCAAGCCGCGCTTCGTCACCGGCCTGTCCGACGTGTTCACCGGCCGGGACTGCTTCGCGGTTTCGTTCAGCGACGGTACGGTGATCGTCTCGGACGGCGAGCATCGCTGGCCGGTGCAGCTCGGGCGTAACCGCCGGCAGGTGATCCGGCGCACGGCCGAGCTCATGCCGTATCTCGACGCCGGCCACCATGCCTCGGTGCCGCTGGTCAACCCGCCGCGCGCCTACCGGGACCGGGATGAGCTGCCGCGTCGGCGCCGCATGGTCAGCGTCCGGCCGGTGGCGTCCGTGCCCGTCCGCTGCATCCAGACCGAATCGCCGTCGCACCTGTTCCTGGTCGGCCTGACGATGATCCCGACGCATAACACCGAAGCCGGCACCAACTGGATTCTGTACGCGATGGACGTGACGCCGGGACCGTTCCTCGCGGTGCAGCCGACCGAGGGCACCGCGACGCGGTGGAGCAAGCAGAGGGTGGGCCCGTCGCTCGAAGCCTGCGCGCAGCTCAAAGGGAAGGTGAAGCGCGCCAGCGGCAACACCGCCGGCAGCTCCATTCTGCAAAAGGACTATCCCGGCGGGACGCTGGTGATCAGCGGCGCCAACGCGCCGGCCGCGCTGGCATCGATGCCGATCGGCAACGTGTACGCCGATGAAATCGACCGTTATCCGCTCGACGTCGGCGAGGAAGGCGACCCGCTAGACCTGATCCGCCAGCGCACCGCGACCTATCCGCGGGCCAAGATTTTCTACACGTCGACGCCGACCCTCCTGATGTCGTCGAAAATCTGGGCGCTGTACCAGCAGTCGGATCAACGGGTGCTGGAAGTGCCCTGCCCGCATTGTGGCGAGCTTCAGGAAATCCGGTTCGAGAATCTGCGCTGGCCGCGCGGGTCGCCGGAGGAAGTGGCGCTTTATTGCGTCGCCTGCACCAAGGCGATTCCGGAGCTGCACAAGACCTGGATGCTGGCGAACGCGTCGTGGATCGCCCGCAAGCCCGGGCACTGGCGGCACGGATATCACCTGTCGAGTCTATATAGCCCGCTCGGCTGGCTGTCCTGGATGGTGATCGCCCGGCGATTTGAGGAATGCGGGACGGACGTTGAAAAGAAGAAAAGCTTTACCAACACGATCCTGGGCCTGCCCTGGGAGGAAAGCGGCGAGACGATCGCGGCCGAATTCCTGGAGCGCCGCAAGGAGCAGTATGCCGGTCAGGTGCCGGACCGAGTCCTGCTGCTGACGCTAGCGGTCGACGTGCAGGCGGCGCGGCTGGAAATCGAAGTCTGCGGCTGGGGCCGTGACGAAGAATCCTGGGGCATCGAATATCGGACGATCCTCGGCGATCCTGCCGAACTGGTCGGGCCGGAGCCGGGCACGCCGTCCGTCTGGGATCAGTTGGAGGAATACCGCAAGCAGGTCTGGCGGCGCGCGGACGGCCGTGAGATGCGGGTGGCGTGCGTCACCATCGATAGCGGCGGGCACTATACGGATACGGTGTATGAGTACACGCGGCCGCGGGAACGCCAGCGGGTGTTCTCGGTCAAGGGCAGCTCGATTGCCGAGCGGGCGATCCTGACCAAGCCGACGCGCAACACGCGCAACCGGGCCGCCCTGTTCGTGGTCGGCGTCGACAAGGCGAAGGAGCTGATCTATTCGCGACTGCGGCTGGAAGGAAGCGGCCCGGGCTCGTGCCATTTCCCCAGCGATTCCTACTCGGGATATGACGCGGCGTATTATGCCGGGCTCACCAGCGAGAAGCGGGTGATCAAGCATCTGCACGGGTATCCGGTGCTCAGGTGGGAGAAGCCGCGCGACGCCAGAAACGAGCCGCTGGATCTGCGGGTGTACGGGACGGCCGCGATCCGGATTCTAAAACCGGCCTGGGACATCCTGGAAGCCCGCATGGCCGGGGTGACGGCGCCGCCGATCAGAGTCGAGTCGACTCCGGTACCAGTGCCGCAGGCGATCGTGGCGGCCGCGCAGGCGCCGCGCCGCACGCCGCGGCCGCGCCGGCCGGACGGCATCTTCACGGACTAAGTGAACTCGATGGCGCCGGCATCGCTCGCCATGACGCAGGCGCGGCGCCAGAGCGTATAGAGGTCGAAGAACCACGGCCCGGCCGTGCGGGCGATATCGGCGCAGTCCGCGAAATCCTCAGCCAGCCCGACCGCGGCAATCGTGCCGATCACGCCTTCGTTGTCGGCGAAATTGATCAGCTCGGTAAACGCGCGCCGATCGAACGACTGCGCGATTGTGGAGAGCTGCCGTCGCCATGTGCCATAGAGCGAGTAGGACCCGGCGCGAAAATCCCAGCGGGCTTTGTAGCGATAATATTGATCCGGATCGAGCGGCGCAGCGCGGCCCGGCCAGACCGTTTCAGACCACGCCATGGCCGGTCCGGGACACCAATGTTCGTCACCCGGTTCGATGTCGCCTTCTAGCGGGCTAAGCCCGCGATAAACAACGATATCCAGTGCCATTTTGCATCCTCCCTGGCGGTTATTATGCGCCGATTTTACCGAATAAACAGGCGGGATTTTTCGATATAGAAAACGTGATATAAAAAACAGACACAAAAAGCATCTCTATTTATAAATACTTGACGCAATAAAATAAACGGGTTATTGCGCCATGACCGGTTGAAACAACGAATCGGTCCTGGACTATGACCTTCGACGTTGTCGACCCGCCGCCTGTTCTCCCGACCAGCACCGATTTGCTGACCGAAGCGCTCGCAATGCGCGCTTTGTACGTCGCGGCTGAGCGGGCAATCCTGCTCAATCAATCGTACCGGATCGGCGGTCAGGAACTCACCCGCGCCGATCTCGCCAAGGTCCGCGACGGCCGCCTGGAGTGGGAAGCCAAGATCGTCTCGATGACCGGCGGCAGCGCGCGCAAAATCAAGCAGGTGTTTCCGGTCGATGACGAGTGCGGGTGCGGCGGTTATCCCTACGGGTACGGGTATGGCTACGGGTGGCCCGGCTTCACCCCGACGCCTTACGGTCGGCGCCGATGACCAAGCGGCTGACGCCCAAGCAGAGCGGCAGGCCGGCGTCAGCGCAGCGCCGACCCGTCATGCGCGCTTGGTCGCCGCCCGGCTCGACAACCGACGCATGGTGGCCCAACCCCGGGCGCTGGCCGGGTTGCGGGACGCAGTATGCCGGCGCCAGCTTCGGCCGGACGTTCGCCGGCTGGTGGACATCGAACGGCGACGCCGACGCCGATCTGCACCCGAACCTGACGACGCTGCGCGATCGATCGCGCGACCTGTACCGCAACGCGCCAGCCGCCCGCGGCGCCGTCAAGACGCTGCGCACCAACGTCATCGGGTCCGGGCTGTACGTGGAACCGGCGATCGATCGCGTCTATCTCGGCCTGTCCAAGCTTCAGGCGAAGCTCTGGGAAGACGCGGCTGAACGGGAATTCCGGTTGTGGGCCGAGGCCCGTGATTGCGACTATGCCCGCGAGCTCAATCTGTACGGCCTGCAAAAGCTGGCCTACCTGTCGCAGCGCACGGGCGGCGACGTGTTCGCCTTGCTGCCGTGGTCGCCGCTGCCCGGCGTTCCGTATGACCTGCGGGTGCAGCTCATCGAGGCCGACCGGGTCACGAACCCGAATATGGCGGCCGATACCGATCAGATCAGCGGCGGCATCGAACGCGATCCGCAAGGCCGGCCGCTCGCCGTCCATATCCAGACGCCCCACCCTGGCGCGCGGGTGATCTCGACCGAGCCGACCGTCTGGCAGCGCGTCGAATTTTTCGGCCAGCAGACCGGGCGCCGTAACGTGCTTCAGCTCAAGGACGTCGATCGGGTCGCGCAGTCCCGTGGCGAGCCGCTGCTGTCGCCGGTCATCGAAACGCTGAAGCAGTTCGCGCGCTACTCCGAGGCCGAGCTGATGGCGGCCGTCGTCAACGGCATGATGTCGGTTTTCGTCAAGCGGCCGATCAACGATCTGACGGCGCCGGGCTATTCCGGCGATCCATCAGGCGATGAACCGTGGATGCAGGTCGATAATCAGCGGCTTGGCACCGGGACCTGGATCGAGGGCGCACCCGGTGAAGAACTGGATGTGATCCAAGCGGCGCGGCCATCGTCGCAGTTCGATCCGTTCTTCCAGGCAATCATGAAGCAGATCGGGATGGCACTCGGCATCCCGTTTGAAGTCCTGATAAAGCATTTCAGCTCGTCTTACTCAGCTTCCAGAGCTGCTATGCTTGATGCCTGGAAGTTTTTTATTGTTGATCGCGACCAAATTGTCGAGGATTTCTGTGCCCCAGTCTACAGAGAATTCCTCGTGGAAGCGATCATCAAGGGCCGCCTGAATGCGCCGGGTTTCCTGAGTGATCCGGCCGTTCAGGCGGCTTACTCCGGCGCCTACTGGATCGGGCCGGCGCAAGGGCAGATTGACGAAATCAAGGAGGTTCAGGCGGCCAATCTGCGCTGCCTGTACGGCTTTAGCACGCGCTCCATCGAGTGCTCGAAGCTCAGCGGGCTCGACTATGACGACGTGGTGATCGCCCGCGCCGAGGAACAGGATTTGGAGATTGCGGCCGGCTGGTCGCCGGGTGTGCCAACGACGTTCTACCCGCTCGCCACCGACGAAGGCGGCGAGGAAGGCCAGAGCGAGGGAGATGTGGGTGGCGACGCGACAGAAAAAGCCCGTTCAACCGCCTTGTAACCGCGTGCTCGCGGCGATCGCGCGGCAGCCCTGGGCGATCACCCCGGACGGGCTGGAACTCGTGCTGGCGATTGCTGCCCGCGAGACGTCCGATCCGACGCTCGCCGCAGCTCTGCGCGCTCAGTACGCGACCGCGGACGCGTTCGATCCGGATTGCGACGGCGACGACGACGCGCCGTCCATTGCCGTCATCCCGATCCATGGCACGATCATGCCGCGCGCCGATCTGTTCGCGCAGATATCCGGCGCGACATCGGTGGAGGCGATCGGGTGCCGCGTCAACGCCGCGCTGGAGCGTCCCGGCATCAAGGGCATCGTCCTGGATATCGATTCGCCGGGCGGGCACGTCACCGGCATCAACGAACTGGCAAACCTGATCTATGACGCGCGGGCTCAGGTGCCGATCGTCGCCTATGTCTCCGGGATGTGCTGCTCAGCCGCGTACTGGCTCGGCTCAGCGGCCTCCACCATCATCGTCGACGAAACGTCCGTGCTCGGTTCCATCGGTTGCTGCGCCGCCTGGACGGACGACAGCGCCCAGAAGGAAATGCTGGGCCTGAAGGACTTCACGATCGTCTCATCGCAGACGCCGAACAAGATGCTTGACCCGGCGACGGCCGAGGGCGCGCGCGATCTTCAGAAGCAGGTCGACGCGATTGCGGACATCTTCATCGGATCGGTCGCGCGCAACCGCGGCAAACAGGCCCGGATCGTTCAGGAGCGCTTCGGGCAAGGCGGCACGATGCTTGGATCGGAGGCCATCGACGTCGATATGGCCGACGATTTCGGCAGCCTGCAATCCGTCGTGGACAGCCTCCTGACCACCGGAAAACTACAGCTCACCAGCTACGGAGACGCGACTATGGCGCAAAATCGAAGCGGCCGAATTCGGGCGCAGAACCCCCACCCGAACCTGCCACCGGCTGAGGAAGTGGTTCCGACCGACCCGGATGAAGAGCTGGGCGAAGTGCTCGACGAAGACCCGGAGGAAGAAGAAACCGGGACCGATCCGCGCCAGCCGAACCCGACGCCGCCCGCCGATATGTCGAAAAAGGCCGGCGTGCTTCAGGAGCGAGCCCGGATCAAGGCGATCGAGGATCTGGGCATCGTCGGACACGACGATCTGGTTGCCGCGGCGAAATTCGCCAAGCCGGTCTCGGCCGCGACGCTCGCCCTGCAAGTGCTCACCGCGGAGAAGGAGTCGCGCGCGACGGCCGCGGATGGCTATCGCCGGGACGCCGAGAAAGTGGCCGGCGTGCCCGCCAGCGGTGCAGCAACGTCAACCGCCGCCACCGATGAGGCCGCCTTAATCGAGGCGATGGCGGCCGGGATGGTATCAGCCGGCAGCAAGCGCCTGTCGGTCGTCAAAGGAGGGAAGTGATGGATCAGCTTGGGACTTTCGCCTATTCGCCCATTCTGGGCGGTGACTTTCAACGGCTGACGGCCGGCGTGACGCTCCGGCCAGCAACCGGCGTCTATCTGGTGGGCTCGGTGCTCACCCTATCGTCTACCGATGGGTTGTGTCAGCTCGCCACCAAGACCGACACACTGTTCGGCATCCTGGCTGACGAGATGATCGACACGGGTGACGCGACCAAGACCGTATTTGCCGGCGAAGCCTGGATCACGGGCGAATTTGAGCGGGCGCGCCTGATCTTCGGCGCCGGCACGACGTGGCAGGATATGCAAGCGGCGGCTCAAGACAAAAGCATCTTCTTTAAAGACGCCGCAATCCAGCCAAACGGTTAACCCGCAAGCTTCGCGCTGCGCCAGCAAAGGACTCGAACGATGGCGAACGATGTTAGCATTTACGAACCACGAACGATGCTGGCGGCGCTCAGGCAGGTCATGCCGCCGCGGCGGTTTCTTCAGCAGACCTTCTTTACGAATACTGCGCTCTATACGACGAAGAAGGTTGACTTAGACATCTATAAGGGCAAGCGGCGGATCGCGGCCTATATCAACCCGATCGCCGAGGGCCGGGTGGTCGAGCGGCAGGGTTATGAGACGTACACTGTCGAGCCGGCCTATGTGAAAGAGAAAATCCCGACCCGCGTGCAGGATACGATGGTCCGCGTGATGGGCGAAAACCCTTACACGCCGTCGTCACCACAGGCGCGGGCCGCGGCGCTGCTCGGCCAGGACCTCGCTTTCCTGGATGATCGCCTGATGCGGCGTGAAGAGGAAATGTGCGCCGAGGTCCTGTTCAACGGTGGCGTCCACGTGGTCGGCGAAGGCGTCGATAATATCGTCAGCTTCGGTTATGAAAGCGGCGTCCATTATATCGTCCTGACCGGCACCGATTGTTTCGACATCGACGGATCAGACCCGCAATTCCAGATTGACCAATGGCGCATGTCGATCATCCAGCGGTCGGGCATCACGCCCAACGTGCTGATCGTAGGATCGGAGGTCTATTGGGCGATCATCAACAACAAGACATTCCTCGCCCGGTTGGACAATCGCCGCGTCGAGATGGGCATCATCAGCCCGGAAAATTTACCCAATGGCGTTCGCTATCTCGGCATGATGGTGCCGGCGATGCTGGATATCTGGGTCTATGACGAGTGGTATACCGACCCGACAACCGGCAACGATATCCCCATGGTGCCGCCGGATGCGGTTCTGCTCGGCTCGACTCAGGCCCGCGCGGAGATGGCCTACGGCTTGATCCAGAATATGTTCTTCCTGGATGCCGCGACCCGCTTTCCGTACTCGTGGATTGAGAAGGACGGCACGGCGCGGTGGGTGCAGCTCGAAGCCGCGCCGATGCCGAACCTCTATCAGGTGGACGCGTTCCTAACGGCCCGCGTGCTCAGCACGTCGTCGGCGACGCTGCCGCCGACCGTTCAGAACCTCGGAGGCGGTCCGGCTGGAACGCGCCGCATCGGCACTGGACCCGCGCCGATCCGGTCGCAGACTCAGCGTGAGCAGATGGTGCGGACGGACGTTGATCCGTTCCGCGGGCCACGCGACCAACGGCCGGGCGAAAGCACGATCCTGGCGGATGGCGTCGAACCGGACGAAGCGCCGGAGCTGACGGCCACTGTTATCAGCCGCATGAGTAAGGATGAACTTGTGTCGGAGCTGACGGCGCAGGGCGTCCACGTGCAGGGCGACGAAAGCAAAGCGCAGCTCCAGAGCAGGCTGCGCGAAGTGGCCGGCATCGGAAGCTGACGGATGGACCGGCCACAAACGCCGTTTCTTCAGCAGGTTCAGCAGGACTTCTATCAAAGCCTGCTGAACCCGTTTGAATTCGGTCGCTATTGCAACTGGAACGGCGGGCCGCTGCTCATTGCCGAAGGCGCTCGGCGCGACGACAAACAGACCGTCTCGGCGAACGGCGCCAACGCCGAGGAAAAGCAGGTCTATTGCCGGCAGCTCGATATAAGCCCGTGGCCGGTGCCGCTGGAGCAGATCAGCTTTGATGGCGAGCCGTGGCTTGTACGGTCCGTCGACACGCTGTTTGCGCATCTCATCATCACTATCGAACGACGGGTGTCCTGATGGCCGTCGTCGCGCTCAGCGTTGCCGGGCAGAACATCAAGGAGCTGGAAGGCTATCTGACGGACGAAATGATTCCGATGTACTCGAAGGAGCTTGCGCAGGCCGCGAACCGGGCGATGGATGCCAGCGTGACGTACTCGGTGCGCGGCGTCGCATCGGCATACCGGGCTATGCGAGTCAAGGAGATTCGCGCCGGCTTCAGGGTCATCGCCCGTGCCCGTGGCGAGGACGAAAACCCGACCGCGATCGGACAGTGGCGTGGCCGGCCGATTCCGCTTTATCAGTTTCGCGCCGTCCCGCGGTCCGTGATGACCGGGCAGACTACCGGAGGCGTGTCGGCGCTGCTCAAAAAGACCGAAAATTTCCGCCACGCGTTCATCGCGCGCATGAAATCCGGCCACACTGGAGTATTCGAGCGGACTGCAAGCAAGCGAAACCCGATTGACGAGATGTTCGGGCCGTCCGTGCCGCAGATGGTAGACGACGAAGATATATTGGAACCGGCTCAAAAGGCCGCAGAAGAACGCTTTTCTGAGCGGTTTTTGCACGCAATTGACTATAACTTCGTCAAAAAAGGCGCGGAATGAACAGTTCCTACCTTCTTTTGGACGATATTCGCGAAAAGCTGGAAACAGCCTTCGCAGAGGTCCGATTCCGTCAGCCGGTCAACAAAGGGCAGGCGTTCGACGCCGGAGGCTTCGACTATTACCGTCAGCCCGTCGTCTATATCGGGCACATGCCAACCAAGCGTTCGCTGCCGGTGCCGCTGGGATCGCTGCCGATCACGCCGGGACCGCAGCCGATCACCACCAACGGCAACGGCACGGCGGCCCAGGCCGATGAAGATTTCCCGTTCTGTCTCGTGCGGCCGCTCGAAGGCCAGATCACGGGCGAGATGCCGCGCGCCCACAAGGTCACGGTCGGCATCATCTCCGGCATCTTCACGGCTGAACCCGTCATCGAGGCCGGATATCAGGACATCCTGAACCTGACCGATATCGTGCTCAGGGTCCTGTCTGAAACGCGATTCTGGGCCGACAATCATTGGGTCCAAACGCTGCCGATCAAGTGGGTGTCGGGCCTGCCGCGCGCGCTGTCGGTCTATGAGGCCGGGCTGTCTGAGCATCCGTTTTATGGTGCCGTCGTGATGGGCGAATTTGAGGCCGCCGCGACGGTGCAACTGCCACCCTTGGAGGTAGACGCCCATGAGCCCGTCTCGCGACCGTACTGACCATCCGGAGCATCCCGAGCCGCAAGGACTCGACCCGACGCCGGCACCGCAGGCCGAGCCGCAGCCGCAGCCGCCGCGGCAGACCGAGCCGCCGCCGAAGCCGGCCACGGTGATGTACCTGGGACCGTCTATCGTGCAGCGGCGTCAGGGTCAGACCGTGTTCCAGGTTCGGCACGGGACGATTTATTCAAACGGCCTGCCGGCTGACGTGCAGGCGCGCACCATCGCCGACCGGGATTTCGCGACGCTATTCGTGACGCCGGCCAACATCGGGCGGGCGATGGTCGAGATACGGGCCGGACGTGGCGAGCACGGCATGGCGCTGACAAAGGTTCTGCGCGCCCAGCGCGCCCAGCGCTAACGGGAGGATTCGGCGATGGCGTTCTATCATGGCATCCAGATTTACCAAGTCCCCACGGCGCTCGTGCCGGCGCAGCAAGTTATGTCGTCGCTGCCCGTCGCGTGGGGAGCTGCGCCAATCCACCGGCTCTCGCCAGAGGCGCAGGCGTTGGCAATGCCGGGCTCGCTGGTGCTCGTCTACAACGAGACGGACGCGGGCGATAAGCTCGGCATCTCCTTTCAGCAAGACAATTTCGCGGTCTGGGGGCTAAGCGAGGTCGCGTTTTCTGAAATCGCGCTTTTCAACGTCGCGCCGATGGTCTTCGCAAACCTGTTCGATCCGACCAAGCATATGACGGCGGTGACGACCGAAACAGTGACGATGACGGGCGGACAAGGCCAGATCGCGCACCCGGACGTGATCGGCGCCGAAGCCTTTACACCGAGTGGCGGCGGCGCGGCTTACGTGAACGGTACGGATTACAGCTTCGACCCGATCGCCGGGACGATCACAATCATTCAAGGCGGCGCGATGCCCGTCAGCGGTGACATTGAGGCCGCCTACACCTACGCCGACCCCAGCAAGATCACGTCGGCGGACTGCATCGGTGGCTACGATCAGGCGACCGGGATCACGACCGGCATCGCGCTCGCCGATCAGGTGTTCGCGCAATATCGGCTGGTGCCCGCCATCCTGCTCGCACCCGGCTTCAGCGAGGACCCGGAAGTGGCCGCGGTGATGGCGGCCAAGGCCGGCTCGATCAACGACGTGTTTCGCGCGGTCGCGTTCATCGATATCCCGAGCGACGGCACGGACGGCATCACCGATTACAGCAAGGTCCCGCAGTACAAGGTAGACAATAACCTTGTGTCGCCGGACCAGTACGCGTGCTGGCCCAAGGTCGGCATCGGGACGCAGGTTTTCCATATGTCGACTCAGGCCGCCGGCATTTGCGCCAACGTCGACGCGACTAACGAACAGGTGCCCTACGCGTCGCCGAGCAACAAAAACCTTCAGATGACGCAAGCCCTGGTGGGCGGCGATCCGCTCTGGCTCGACCTGGGCAAGGCGAATTACCTCAACTCCAACGGCATCGTGACGGCGCTCAACTTCGTCGGCGGCTGGAAGCTCTGGGGCAACCGCACGGCCTGCTTCCCGGACGATACCGATCCCAAGGACAATTTCCTCCCGTCGCGCCGCATGATGGCTTGGTACGGCAACCAGCTCACGCTGACATGGTGGCAGAAGCTCGACTGGCCGATGACGCGCCGGCTCGTGCAGACGATCGTGAACAGCGAGCAGATCAACCTCAACTCGCTGACAGCTAACCAATATCTGCTCGGCGGCCGGATCGAATTTCGCGACGACGAAAACGCGACCACCGACCTGATGGACGGGATTATCACCTTCCACGTCTACCTGGGATTGGCGCCGCCGGCCGAGCAAATCGATTTCATGCTGGAATACGACCCGTCGTATCTGGCGACTCTGTTCGGGAGCACCTGAGCCATGGCACTCCAAACCCCCGAAGCCACAATCACCTATGAAGTGTACCTGGACGGCTATCGGCTGATCGGCACGGCCGAGGCCGAGCTGCCGAACCTCCAGGCGATGACGGCCGAAGTCAAAGGCGCCGGCATTGCCGGGCAGGTGGATAGCCCGGTCATCGGGCACTTCCAGGGAATGACGTGCAAGCTGACGTTTCGCACCGTCACCCAGGACTTCATGCTGCTCATGCAACAGCAGGCCCACCACATCGAACTGTGGGCAGCGATCCAGCGCATGTCGGTCGATACCGGCAAATACGTGGTCCAGCAGCAAAAAATCATCACCCGCTGCATCCCAAAGAACATGCCGATGGGCAAGCTGGGCATCGGCGAGGTCCAGGGCCGCGAGATGGAGTTTGAAGTCATCTATGTCCGCGAAGTCGTCGACGGCTTCGACATTTACGAGCTTGACAAGTACAACGGCATATTCAAGGTCGCGGGCATCAGCGCAATGCAAGACGTGCTGAAGGCAATCGGCCTGATCTGACAGCAAAGGACGCTCCGACATGGCAGCGACAAGCATAAATAAAGAACACGACGCGGACGGCGCAATCAAACACCTGGAGGCGGTCGGAAAAGAGGAACGGACTATTCATCAGATGTCGCATCCCGTGACGGTAAACGGCACGACATACGATCAGGTCCGGCTCGATTTCGACTCGCTGACGGGCGAAGACATGGAGGCAATCGCAAATATCATGGTGGCGGGCGGCGATATTACGCCACAAATGCAGGAGTTTTCAAAGACTTACCTCCTGCACGTCGTCAGCCGCGCATCGAAAATCAATATAAACGACCTGCGCAAGTTTCCGATCCGGGACACAAGCAAGCTGACGTTGCTCGCGCAGGCTTTTATATTGGGCACGGATTAAAGGGTCATCACGACCTGCTTGATTTGTGCCTGACACTATCGAAGGCGAGCGGAACCGGCGTTGGTTTCTTCTTGGCGCTGCCTATCGGACGCCTGAACGAATGGGGTGCGGCGGTGATCAGAGTTGCAAAGAGGATGCAAACCTAAATGGCCGGCCGCTCCTTTTCCCTGTCCGTTCTCTTTGGCGCCAAGGTCGCTCCGTCCGTCGCGCAGTCCGCCCATGCGGTGACGAACGGGCTCAAGGAGATCAACAGGGAAATCGACAAGACGAACGAAAAGGCGCGCGACCGCGCTGAGGAACGGGCCTTGCGCGACCTGGGCCGCGCATCCAAGGGCGTCGGCGAGTCCTTCACGAGAATGGGCGAGGTCATCAAGGGCACGTTTGAGGAAGTCGTGCTCCCGGTGTTGGCGGCCGCGGGCGCCATGTTTGCGTTCGCGGAGTCCGCGGGCAAGGCGGGCCAGGAAATCTATGTCGCGACGAAAAAGATCGGGATATCCGCCGAGCAGTATACGGCGCTGAACTATGCCGCCAAGGAAGCTGGCGTATCTCAGGAGGCGTTCCAGACGGGCTTGCTGCGGTTCAACCGGACGATCGGCGAAGCGCTCGGCGGCAACAAAAAGGCGCAGCTCGCGCTAAAAGAAGCCGGGATTGGTCGAAAGGACCTGTTCGACGCGCGCGGGCAGCTCCGGCCCACTATCGATCTGTTCAAGGTTTTCGCGAAAACCGTCGAAGGCGTCAAAAATCCGATCCTGCAAGGACGGCTGGCGGTCGCGCTGATGGGCCGCGGTGGCCAGCAATATCTGCCGCTGCTGATCGAGAACGCCGAAAAAATGAACGAGCAGTTCAAGGAGGCGCGCGAGCTGCATCAGGTTTGGAGCCAGACGGATATCAACAACGCGCACGAGTTTCACCTTGCGATCGAACGGGTTGGATTGGCGCTTGACGGCGTCAAGAACGATATCGGCCGCGCCCTGCATCCGGCGCTGACCCAGATCGCGGGTGACATGAAAAACTGGATTGTCCAAAACAACCAGTTCATCAAGAACAAGGCGATCGAGTGGGCGAAAAAATTCAAGGAGGCGTGGCCGGGCATCCGAAAGGAGATCAAACAAACGACCGATGAGCTGCGGCGCATCTGGACCGTGATTGATAGCGTCGTGCAGAGCATGGGCGGCTGGGGCCCGGTGCTCCGGACTTTGATCGCCGCGTTTATCACCATCAAGACGCTTCAGATGGCGGCGGCGTTCGGCTCGATTGTCGGCGCCGTCATAAATCTCGGCTCAGCGCTGGCGAAAACGATCGGCATCGTCGGCGAAGGCGCATCGGCGTTCAAAATCCTGACGTCGGAGCTTGGACCCGGAACCAAGGCGCTTGCGCTGCTCAGCAAAGGCTTCCTGGGATTCTTCGCGATCCTGCGCACCGGAGCCGTCTGGCTGGTAACCAACCCGTTCGGGCTCATCATCCTCGGCATCGCAGCGCTGATCGCGGCTGTCTATGAAATCTGGAATCATTGGAGTGGTCTCGTTTCGTTTTTCCAGACATCGTGGGACGATATTAAGGCGGCGTTTGACATTGGATTTATTCACGGCGTCGCTGTCGCAATCGATAAGGCGTTTTTGTTTATTCTCAAAGGCGCGAACGATCTTGTTCACGACCTGACCGGGATTGACTTCGGCGCTATTATTAGCGGCTGGATGGATGCCGCAGAACGGGCGGTGGAGCAGTCGAGCTTCTATCAGACGCTCAAGCCGATCTTCGATTTTATGACGATCGGTCCGACCGCGCCCTATGGTGGCACGCCACAGGCAATCCAGAGTATGCCGACGATCGCTCCGATCGCCCCGATTGGCGTTCCAGGGCGCCGCCGGGCACGAGCTGCGGCCGGCGGTAGCGGCACGGACCTTGCGTCGCTCGCGGGCGCCGCGCAGATGATGGGCCCCAGCACAACGCAGATTTTCAATTTTAACCCGACGATCACTGTGACCGGCGTCAGCACGGCGGATCAGCCGGACGTGCGCGGCGACGTTCAGGCCGGGCTGTCGGACGCGAACGACAAATTCAAGAAGCAGTACGACCAGCACGCCTATCAGCAAGCCCGTACAGCGATGAGGTAGGCCGGATGCAATGGACCTACGTCACGCAGCAAGGCGACACCTGGGACGTCCTGGCGCTCGATATCTACGGGACGGAAATGCTCCAGGCGTTCCTGATCGCGGCAAATCCCGATCAGGCCGGCGTGCTGTTCTTTCCGGCCGGCGTCACCCTCGTCATTCCCGACACGCCGATCACCGCGACGGCGCTGCCGCAACCGCCGTGGGCCGTGCCATGACCTTCGACGCGGGCGAAGTCACGGTGTTCGGGAGCCGCAAATCGTCGTCAACGGTGCCGGCGCCGCAATGGTCGACGAATGCCCGCCACGTGGAAATCCTGCTGACCTACGACGGGCAGGACATGACGCAGAACATCGCGCCCTATCTCACATCGTTCCGCTATGTCGACCGGACCATCAAGGACCAGATGGACGAACTGGCGATCACCGTCCAGGACGTCGCCGGGCTCTGGAAGGGTTCCTGGTGGCCGGCTCAGGGATCGAAATTCGCCGCCAAAATCCAGGCGTTCAACTGGTTTACGGCGGGAGACGCGCTGGTGCGCGACTGCGGCTCATTCGAAATCGACGATCTGACGAGCACCGGGCCGCCGAACATCATGACCCTGTCGGCCGTCTCGGTCGGCATCACGGCGAGCATCCGGCGCCAGGAGAACACGAAGGCGTGGGAGAATATCACCTGCAACGCCATCGCGCAGGATATCGCGACGCGCAACGGCTTCAGGCTGTTTTTCGACAGCTCGTACAACCCGATTTATGACCGTTTCGACCAGCGCGCCGAGTCCGATCTGGCCTTCCTTCAACGCGTCTGTGAATATACCGGGCTTAGTCTCAAGGTCACATCCGACACGATCGTCATATTCCGCGGCGAGGACTATGACGCCAAGGACCCGATACTTACCGTCATGATCGGGCAGGACGGGTATATGGGGCATTCCTTCAATGCTAATTCTTGCGACGTCTATTCAGCCTGCGAGGTCAAATACTACCATCCGGGCCACAAGGAGCTGCTGACGTACCTGTACAAGCCGGACGGCATTTCCGGCACGCGCAAGGCGAAGAAGGAAAAAGGTGCCAAGGGCGGCGGCGGCTGGTCGACGGCGATCGATCCTAACACCCGGCTCCCGCTGGGCGCGTTCGGCGCGAGCAGCACTCAGGCGCAGATTCCTGAGCCGAAAATCGGGCAGGTGCTCAAGGTCAATCAGCGCTGCGGGTCGCTCGCGCAGGCTGAGCAGGTCGCCAAGGCGGCTCTGCGGGACAAGAACCTGCGGCAGACCAAGGGCACGCTGCGCTTCATGGGTCACCCTGTTCTCTATTCCGGCGCGAACATCGCCGTGTCAGGCTTCGGGCGCTGGGACAGCGCGATCTGGGCAGTTGAGGAGATCACCCATAGTTACGCGAAAAACTCGGGCTACACGACCGAACTCCAGCTCCGCGGCACACTCGCAGGATACTGACATGGCAGTTGGTTCAAAATCCGACCTTAACGGCTTGCTCGAAACAGTCGGGCAGCTTGTCCGCGTCGGCGTCGTCGTCTCGACCAACTTCGCCGCGGCAACCGCGCGCGTGCAGTTCGGCGACGCTGACGACCTTGTGTCCTACGACATGCAGATCGTTTTCCCTAAGACGTCGAAGGACAAATTTTACAATATGCCGGATACGGGGGATCAGGTGGTTTGCCTGTTCCTGCCGAACGGGCTTGAACAAGGGTTCATCCTCGGCTCGGTCTACTCGACGGTGGACGTTCCGCCCGTGCAGTCGCCGGACAAGGATCACATCACCTATAGCGACGGGACGGTCATCGAATACGACCGGGCCGCCCACGTGCTGACGGCAAACGTGCAGGGCACGGCCACGATCCAGTCGACCGGCCTGCTGACCATCAAGGCGCCATCGATCGCGCTGACCGGCACCGTGACGGTGAACGGCGACCTGAGCACGACCGGCAACAGCTACGCCAAGACCCGCACCGGAGGACACCCCCCGTAATGGCCGCGCTGCTTGAAAACCTCGGAAGCCTGGGCCGCGAGTCGCTGAACACGCTCGCGGTTACATCCGGAATCGGCATCCTCGGCGGCTCGCCGCTGGGATCGTTCGGTCAGCTCGTCTTCGAGTGCTCTCAGGTCAAGGTGCAGAATTGGGGCGAGTTTCAGCGGCACGCCGAATATGCGTTCGCTGACCACGAAGTGCTGGGTGGCAAGCCGGTTTCGGAGTGGACGGGCCCAGGGCTCGATGAGCTGCAAATCGAGATGACGTTCAACGCATCGCTGCTGAACGGCGATCCGGTCGCGGCCGTCGAGCAGCTTCGCACGATGGCGGGCAGCGGTACGGCTCAGGCGCTCGTGCTGGTGGGGCAATCGCTCGGCAACTATACGATCCGCTCGATTGAAGACCAGTGGCTCTACGTGCGCCGCAACGGCCCTGAGATCGTCACCGTCAGCGTGACCCTGCGCGAGTACGTGGAATCGGTCATCACGACGGCGCAGGCCAAGCAGCGTGACGATGAGCTCCACCGGAGCGACAGCGGCGTCGGCGGTCCCGCTCGCCTGCCGGGCGCACCGAACCCGCTCCAGCCGCGCAACCTGTCGCCTGATATCGATCCGGCGACCCGGCTCCCGAAAAACGATGACGGCTCGCCCGACCTGGATTTGAACGATAACCCGGACAATGATTTTGGCGCGGGCGACGGCTCCGGCGACTCCAGCGGAGGCGGCTGATGGCAACCAATGCCGCTTTGGTCCTGGCCGGCGCTCCGCTCACCAATATCGTAATTGGCGCGACCGGCGTGCTGGCGATCGGGCAGAACGTCCAAACGATCCTGGCGACCATGCGCGGCACGCTGTTCCTGGATCGCACCTTCGGCGTGGACGGCAACATGATCGATCTGCCGCAGCCTGTGGCCCGCCAGCGCTGGGTGTCGGACGTGATCGCCCAAATCGAGAAGCAGGAGCCGCGGGTGCAGGTCACGGGCGTCAGCTTCGTGCCGCCCAATCCGCTTATCGACGCCGGCAACGGGGTGGCGATTCCGCAGGTAACGATCAAAATCCGGCCTGGGGTGCTCCTATGACGTTCGATATCAACAGTCTGCCGGACGTGCAGTTTGCCGACCTGGATACGGCCACGGTGCAATCGGCGATCATCACCTATTACGAAGGCTTGACGCTGTCGGTGCTCTATCCCGGCGATCCGGTGCGGCTTTTCCTCAGCACGCTCGCGGCCGTCATCGCCCAGCGCAACGTGCTCCTGGACTTCACCGGGAAAATGAACCTGTTGCGCTACGCGACCGGCGCCTATCTGGACCAGATCGCTGCGATGTACGACGTGCAGCGGCTTCAGCCGAGCTTTGCCGGCGCCATCGAACGGTTCAGCGTCGCCGCGCCGCAGCTCGCGGACCAGCCGATTCCGCAGGGCACGCGCGTCACGGCGGACGGGCTGATCTATTTTGCAACCAAAGCGCTCGCCACGCTGCCTGCGGGCCTGCTGTATGTCGATATTCCGATTGAGGCGACGACGGCAGGGGCCGCAGCGAACGGCCTCGTGGCGGGCCAGATTTCGCGCCTTGTCGACCCGCTCCCGTTCGTCGTGAACGTCGCCAACACGATCGCGACCAGCGGCGGCGCCGACACGGAACAGGACGATCCGTTCCGCGCGCGCATCCAGCTTTCACCCGAATCCTTCTCGGTGGCCGGGCCGGAGCTGGCCTATGTGTTCTGGGCCGAGTCCGCCAACCCGGATATCACCGACGTCTCGGTATGGTCGCCGAGCGACGGCGTGGTCAACGTCGCGATCCTGACCAGCGCGGGCATTCCCGATCCGGCATCCGAGGAAATCCAGGACGTGACGGCGGCGCTGTCAGCCAAGAACCGGCGGCCGCTGACCGACAAAGTCACGGTCATGCCGGCCGTGGCCTTCGCGGCGGACTTTACCGTAACGTGGTTCATCACGACGGATCAGGCGCCATACGAAGCGACGATCGCCACCAACGTCGCCGCGGCCGTGGCAAGCTATATCGCGTGGCAGACGGCAAGCATCGGCCTGGACCTTATCCCTGGCAAGCTGACGCAGCTCTGCCTTGAAGCCGGCGCCAAGCGGATCACGACGACCGGGCTCGTCTATACCGTCGTGGGGCAGGACAGCGTCGTGCAGTTCGCGGTGAACAATAATCGGATCATCTTCGGCGGGATCGAGGCGCCCTGATGGTCGACCTAGTCGGCACGCCATTCGGGGATTTGCTGCCATCGTCTGTTGCATCAGACCCGCAGTTCGTTGCGGCGGCCGCCACGCTTGACGCGATGTTCGCCGAAACCGACGCGCAGGTGCAGAACGTCCTGATCTGGTCGCGGCTCGACGAAATCACCGAGCCCGAGCTGTCGTCGCTTGCGTGGCAGGTTCACCTTGACGGGTTTGAAGGCTATGCGCTCGCCACCAGCGACGCGCAGAAACAAGCGCTGATCGCGGAGTCGTTTCGACTCCACATGTACAAGGGCACCCGCTGGTCGCTCGAGCGCATTTTCACTCTGCTCGGCATGACCGGGACGATCACGGAATGGTGGGAAGCCATCCCGCCGTTCAACCCCTACGAATTCGACATTGAGGTCGACGCGGCGAGTCACACGATCGATCAGAATTTTTACGACTCGCTCTTTCAGATGATCGACGCGTTGAAGAACGTCCGATCACATCTGCGCAATTTCAAAGTATCGATGAGCAATACCGGCTCCGTTCCGGTCGTGGCAAGCACGGCGATGCTTGGCCTAATGAATACGATTTACCCGTTTGAGCTGACTGATTTCACCGTTGCCTACCCGACGCCGGTCATCGGCGCCGGATATCAGGCGATATGGACGATCAGACTTCTTCCCTACGCCTTTACGCTCGCTGATTTCGCCATCTCTCACCCGGTGCCGTACATGGGCAGCGGGTATCAATCGACGTGGACGATGAAAACAACTCCGGTCGGGAGCACCTAAAATGGCGCAGCAATATGGGACATTCCTCACCCCGGCCGGCGAAGCGGCATTTGCCCAGGCGGTCGCGACCGGGAAGGACGTGGTGATCAGCTTCGCCGGAATTGGTGACGGCAACGGCTCCGAGTACATGCCAGTGGACGGCCAGACCGACCTGAAAAATCAGGTCTATGAGTGCCCGGTCAACTCGGTTTACATCGACACCAGCAACCCAAACTGGGTTGATGTCGAAATCTATATCCCGGAGACGGTCGGCGGCTGGACCATCCGCGAAGTCAGCATCAAGGATGCCAACCATGTACCGCTAGCAGTTGGCACCTATCCGAGCAGCTACAAGCCGGTCCTGGCGGCCGGCTCGGCGGTCGGCGTCTACATCAAATTCATTTTGCAGGTGGTGAATGCCTCGGCGGTTTCAATCGTCATCGACCCGTCCATCGTGCTCGCGACCCGGCAGTATGTGGATAGCGCGATTGCCGCTCACGCCGCGCTGACCAATGTCCACGGCGCGACGGTCGCGGCGACGGCGAACCGGATTATTATTCGCGATGCGAACGGACGGGCGCAGATCGCGGCACCCGCTGCGGCGGCTGATATCGCGCGGCTGGCGGATATCACGGCGGGCACGCGGATCATTGCGACCGCCGCAGTAAATTTTTACGTGCGCACCGATGGAAATGACGCGAACAACGGGCTCGCGAACACGCCAGCCGGCGCATTCAAGACGATTATGGCGGCGACGTGGAATTTGCTAAAGTATGACTTTCGCAATAATGGCGTAACTATTAACATTGCCGCCGGGACGTACAATGAACACGTCTTGGTTGGTCCTGTTCTTCTAAGCTCTGCATTCGGCGGACTAACTTACGCAGGTGCCGGCGTCGGCCAAACGATTGTCAACGGCCCGACATCGCCTGGAAATTTGCAGGGTTCCGCCGCCGTCACAGGCTGGATTCAGCATCAATGGACGGGATGCACATTTAAGGTCGTTGACGCAAATGCCGCAATCGTGAACGCGGATGATAATGTTCTGATCTTGACGAACTGCGAATTTTTGGCAACGGCTGCGGGACAAATTGGCGTCGTTACCTTGCTTACCGCAAGCTGCAACCTTTTAGGCATGAAAATAACCGGCGCATTTAATTACGTTCTAAGCGGACAGTGCAATTTAGGCGCTAGTACATGGACCGTATCTGGGTCGGTATCAACCGCGTTTTTCTACATAAACGCGCCTGTATACGGTGGATCATCCCAAGTCGTAACATTTACCGGCTCGATGACTGGCCCAAAATATTTAGTGACTTATAACGGCGTTTTAACGCTTGCCGGCACGGTCCTGCCGGGCTCGACGGCGGGCACGACATCAACCGGCGGGCAGGTTATTCCTTAAGGAGTCGCGAACCATGGCGCAAACCTACGGCACGATCCTGACCCCGGCTGGGGTTACGGCGTTCGCCAACGCCGCGACGAATGGCACCAAGGTTGCGATCAGCTTTGCCGGGATCGGCGATGGCAACGGCGCTGAATATCTGCCGGCGGATGGGCAAACGGCGCTCAAAAATCAGGTTTATAATTGCCCGGTTAATTCGATGTACATCGATCCGTCAAATCCGAACTGGATTGACGTCGACATATATCTAGCGGAAACCGTGGGCGGCTGGTTTATCCGGGAAGTCTCGATCGAGGACAATAATCATGTCCCGCTCGCAATTGGCACATACCCAAGCAGTTATAAGCCCGTGACCGGCGCCGGCTCGGCGGTTGGAACGTATATTAAATTCGTCATGCAGGTAACGAACGCATCGCTTGCCACTCTCACCATCGACCCATCGGTTGTCCTGGCAACCCGGCAGTATGTGGACGCACAGGACGCGAAGGATCTGCCGCTGACCGGTGGGACGCTGACCGGCTCGCTCGATATCGCTCCAGCGAGCGGGCCAGCCAATCTCGGAATCGACGCGGCGGCGGACGCGACGCAAATCACTTTCCGCAAAGGTCCCGGCAAAGGGGCCTATATCGTCAGCGCAACAGGGAGCAGCGTTCGCTGGTCAATGCAGCTTGGCGATGGTGGGGCCGAAGGCGGCAGCAATGCCGGGTCAGATTTCCGGCTTGTGCGCTTTAACGACAGCGGCGCGGTCATCGATCAGCCTTTGGTTATTAACCGCGCGACGGGAAAGGTACAGCTAACCCAAAATCTTGCAATCGGCGGATATATAGAACCGGCTGGCAATGCACCTGTGGGCGTTCTCTGGGGAAATACATTTAATGGCGTCTACTTCAACGGCAATTTATATAGCGACGGCACTAATTGGCGGGCAATGGCGACCGGCTATGCTTCATCGTTCTCGGTGCCACGCGGCGGCGTGGGAACCTATACTTGGTATGGAACGACCGCATCGATCTCGGCTGGTACGGTTGCAGCGTTAAGCTTGCTTGCCACACTGACACCGAAAGCCAACTTCACGGTCGGCCCATATACAGAGCCAGCTAATATTGCAGCGCAGGGCGGCGATATATTCGCGAAGAGCTTTCACGGGGTAAATGTCGGCGGCAATTCCTATTACGATGGCACGCAATCCAGGGCGATTGCTGCGGGCTATGTTTCGTCGTACTCATTCCCGCAGTCAACTAACGGGAGCTATATTTGGGCAATTAGTCCGGTGCAGCAAGCGGCGGATGCTCCTGCCGGGTTTAACAATGTCATGACGCTCGACCAGACGGCCAATTTGACGCTTAACGGCTTAAGCGCGTCGAACCCGACTATAACGTTAAACGCGTTTCCCTCGCCACAAGCCAACTACCTGCAAGGGCGCAAGAACGGCGTTCCACGTTGGACAATCTCGCCCGGCGACGGGACCGCCGAGGGCGGCAGCAATGCAGGATCGCTCTTTCTCATAAACTCAAATAACGATGCGGGAACCTACAATTTCACGCTAATGGGCGGCAGCCGTGCCAACGGAGTCGCGACATTCCCGCAACCCATCGTTAACGGTTCCGACTCGCGTCTCAAAGATCACGTGCGACCGATCAAGCACGCGCTGGAAACCGTCGAGCGGCTTAAGGGCGTTTCCTTCCATCGGCTCGGCCAAGACAAGGATACGCGCGAGATTGGATTCCTGGCGCAGGATTTGCGTGAAATCGTGCCGGAAAGCGTGCAGGAATCGAGCCTCACGCTAGCGCAGGTGGGCGGCAAAGGCGACGATCCCATGCTTGCCGTTTCCTACGGCCCGATGGTCGCGCTGCTCGCCGAAGCCGTAAAAGAGCTGTCCGCCAAGGTCAAGGAGTTGGAGGCCAAGCTGAAATGATCGAGTCCGGGTTCCTCCTGCGCCGCGCGCGCGCCCTGGCCGCAGACGCCGAGCAGAGGCCGTGGACGCGTGAAAGCGTGGTCGGCTGGATTGCACTCGCGACCCGAACCGCACTCGCCACAGGCGACCAGGAGGCCGCTGACGCGCTATCCTGGATACTGCGCGGCGTGCGCTGCCGGGAGGAAATATGATCAGGCCGTCAACCGACCTCGCGACGTGGATGGCGTGGCTCGACCGATTCAAGATCGGGCACGAATGCCTGGGCGCAGACGACAACCCCTATGGGTGGCCCGGCATCGTCCTGGAACTGGCATCCGGTGAGGGCAACGTGCTCGGCCACAAGGGCCGCCGGGCGTCGCTGCGCTTCGATCAGGAGGGCAGTTTCCAAGGGCTCTACCTTTGGGGTTAGCACGGGACTCACGAAATGGTAGATAATTTGGTAGATAATCGATCCAGCCGCCGAGGCAAAACGTTTTATAACAACAGGTTACGCTGCATTGTGGCGTTCTCGGCAAGAACGCGAAACGGTATCACGGGCATTCCCGGAATATCCCGGAACGTCCCGCTGGATCATCAGGATGGCCTTATAATCGTTGGGGTTTTTCGCGTCGGCCGCTAAAAACGGGCAAATTTGGCAGATTGCCTGGGGCGCCGCGGTGAGCGTCTATCTGGTAGACAATTGGTAGAGAGTTGGGTTATCCCTTCGGCGAGCACATGCCAGAAAGGGACTTAACCGATGCGCGCGAAACTCACGGCCATATCCGTTGCCAATGCCAAATGTCCACCCGGTCAGGCCCGGCTCGAAATTCACGACACCGGAACCGCAGGCTTTGGGCTCCGCGTCGGAAAGAAGGGCGGGAGCTATTTCGTCCGTGGCCGCGCCAATGGCGTCCAGATCGATATGGCAATCGGCAGCGCGAGCAAGCTGACCCTCGCCGAAGCCCGTGCGACCGCTGTCGCCGCGATGGATTTGATGAGCCAGGGTATCGACCCGCGGACGAAGAAGCCGACCACTGATTCAGTGGCAAGCGAGGACGATCCGGACGCAGAAGACGCCGGCACCGTCGCCCATGCCGTCAGGCTTATCATGCAGCGCTATTTCCGGCCCGCTGGGCGGCCTGCGCGTCCGGTCGCGGACGACGTGCAGGGATACTTTAGACGGCACGTGCTGCCCGCCTGGGGGGCGCGGCCGATCGGCTCCATCACCGAGGACGACGTGACGACGCTGCTGATCGAGGCCCGCGCGCAGATCCTGGCGACGCACGCTGGCAGCAACCGCCCGATCCTCGCGGGCGGCGATGGAGCGATTGCCGGGCTGGCGACTTATATCCGGCGCCTGTTCTCGTGGGCGCAGATGCAACCGGAATTCAAGCGTCTGCTCCCGACCCTCCCGACTTTGAGCAAAAAGCGGCTGGGGGTGCCGGTCGGTCGCAAGCGGTCGCGCATTCTAAGCGACGCCGAGCTCACCCGCGTCTGGCAGTTCGCCGATGAGCGGCCCTATCCGTTCGGTCCCTGGATGCAACTCATGATCCTGACCGGGCAGCGGCGATCCGAAGTGGCGAACATGCGGTGGGCCGATCTGGACCTACAGGCCGGGCTCTGGATTCAGCAAGGCGACGAACTGACCGGGAGACGGGCGAACAAATCCGACCGGCGGCACGAGCTGCCACTATCGCCGGCCGCGGTGCAAATCCTGCGCGCGGTGCAGCGGATCAATTTCAGGCGCTCGGAATTCGTTTTCACCTTCACCGGGCAGGCGGGCGTTACCGGCTTCACCGAAATCAAGCGGCTAGTCGACGAAGCGACCGGCATTCAGCCGCGGTGGACCTTCCACGATCTGCGGCGGACGCTTGCCACGCGGGTTGCGAACGACGTCCGTGACGGTGCTGATTTCGGCTTCGGTGCGCAGATCGCCGACGATATCCTGAACCACGCGTTCGATAGCAACTACAACGTGACCCGCAATCTTAGGAAGATGCGTCGCGCGCTTGACGCCTGGGCGGACTACGTCGCGGCCGCGGTCGCGCAGGATCAGGAAGCCGCGGCCTAGGGCTGGCAGCTAGCAAGCAGGCGAAACACTTCCACGGCCTTGGCATGGCTGACGACCAAATCGACCACCAGCCGGCTCATGGTCGGCTCGTCGGGAAGCCAAGTCACCTGCGCGGTCCCTGTGAGATTTCCTGGGGGCGCGTCCGGACGCACGTCATCGGTTGCCATTGGGTTACTCCCTTTGAGGCTGAGCGCTAGTCGCGGACCGGCTCGCCGGCATCGGCAATCGATCGCTCAAGCTTGGCGATCTGAGCGTCAATCGTCTCGCGCTTGCGCCGTGCGACGATGAGGGCTCGCCGCATCGCGCTGATGATGGGCCGTGGCAAGCCATTTCCTGTCGACCGGATTTTGACCATCACTTTTCGTCCCTCAAAATCGCGTTGGTTTTTTAGCACCGTTTAGCTATTGATCGCTATGGCGAAGCGAAAGCTCGGCGCGACGCTTGACAAATGCGCGCGGTGTGGCAGCCGTGGGCGGGCGATCGAATGGGAGCCGAGCCGGAAGACGTGGGTTTGTCCGGCCTGCGAAGCCGGCATCTGGGAGCTGGAAGGAACGAATAATGACAAACGAAGAACTGATCGTAGCACTCGCCGACGTTAATTTTCGATATGCCAAGACGATGCCGCAATGGCCGCACTGGTATATCGTCAAGGCGACAAGCGACCCGGAAATATATAAGGCGTTATTTGACGCCTGGAAAGCAGGGCGCACGTGGGAGACGTTCAAGGGCCGCAGGCGTGGCTATCTGTACCTGGGCGACGGTTATAAATATTGGGCGATGGAAGAAAATTATGAGGACGCGACGGTGATCAATCGCTCGGAAGCGAAGTCGAACGCCGAGCTAGGATTCGCGTGACCACCTATTCGGCAGCGACGGTGTTCGACGCCGCGCTTGACCGGATACGCTGGGTCTATGACCACACCGACGATCTGATCGTGTCGATGTCGGGTGGGAAGGACTCCACCGTCATGTACGAGCTGGCGCGGATCGTCGCCGCCGAACGCGGCCGCCTGCCGCTCAAATGCTTCTGGCTCGACCAGGAAGCCGAGTGGCAATCCACGGTGGATTACATGCAGGCCGTGATGCACGAGCCTGATGTCAAGCCCTACTGGTTCCAGGTGCCGTTCCGGCTCACCAACTCGATGTCGTTCACCAACTCCTATCTGCACGCCTGGGCGCCGGAGGACCGCGAGCGCTGGATTCACCCGCAGGACCCGGTGGCGATCACCCGCAACCCGACCAACTCCGATCGGTTCTATACGCTCGTCAAGCAGCTCCCGCTTTACTGCGGCGTGCGGTATCGCAAGCATGTCGGAATCCTGATCGGGCTGAGGATGAGCGAAAGCGGCAACCGGCGCATGATGCTCATGACGCCGCGCGTGCCCTACGGCGGGATCAACTGGTGCAGGAAAGCCACGAACAACACGCGCGGCTTCTACCCGATTTACGACTGGAGCGACCAGGATATATGGACGGCCATCGCCAAGCACGATTGGACGTACAACCGGGTCTATGACCAGTTTTACCGTTACGGACTGGCGCCGGCCAAGATGCGGGTTTCGGCGCTGATCCACGAGACGTCGTGGCGTTCGATCGATCGCCTGCACGAAATCGAGCCGGCCACCTACGATCGATTCCTTGACCGGCTGTCCGGTGCGAACTGCTTCGCGCAGTTCGGCGAAGATATCATGGTGTACAAGCTGCCACCCACGTTCGCGGACTGGCGCGAGTATCGCGACTATCTCCTTGAACACCTGATCGCACCTGAAAAGCAGGCGATTTTCCGGCGTCGCTGGGGCCACAAGAAGGGCGGCGAAGACGAGCGCTGGCTGAAAATCCAGGTCAAGGAAGTGATGCTGAACGACGTTGATGGCACGTTCGCCAACAACGCGTTTGCCGGCTTCAGGGCCAAGGACTTCGTCGACAGCGGCGCGCGGGATGCCCGTAGAGCCGAACGCTTCCAGAAATTTCTGACGGAGGACGCTGCCCGTGGCAAGCTGGGACTATGACGGCTCGATCGATCGGTGGCCGGTAAAACCTGAGCAGCTCTGGGAGTGCCAGCGCGGCCGCGTCATGGCGCACGATCTCTGCGCGGGTACGCCGAATCATATGCTCGCGGCCGACTGCATTTTTGTCGACCCGCCATACAACCTTGCAGCGCTTAACGCTTTCCGCACCAAGGCTGGAATCAAGGAAAAAAGCGAATCGTTCGAATGGTTTTTCAAGGCGCTTTTCAGGACCATCGACACGATCAAGCCGCGGACCTGCTTCATCGAAATCGGCCGGCAATATCTTCCAGCAACGGAAATCGCGCTGCGCGAACGCTTTCCCTATGTCGAGCACTGGCGCGGGACCTACTATCACACGCCGACAAATGTCTGCTGGATCGTCCGCGGCGGCAATGAACGGGCGACGCTCGACCTGGAAGGGGTAGACGAAGCCGACGCGGTCGCGGAAATCTGTCGCCAGGAGGCATTCGAGACGATCGCCGATCCGTGCATGGGCCGCGGCCTTGTCGGCATTAACGCCTACAAGGCGCAACGGCGGTTTGTCGGAACCGAGCTGAACGCGTCGCGGCTCGCCGTGATGATCAACGCTATCCACAAACTCGGAGGGGATTGGCATGTCGACGGCACCCGATATGAGCCACAACCCGGTGTCAAACGTCCGGTGGGTGCCGATCGAAAAAATTCACGCCAACAACTATAATCCAAATTCCGTCGCGCTGATGGAAATGAAATTACTCTATACGTCGATCAAGCACGACGGCTATACTATGCCGATTGTGACGATATACAACAAAATCAAGGACCGTTACGAGATCGTGGACGGATTTCACCGCTACAGTATTATGCGGCGCTATCCGGACATCCGCGAGCGTAACCACGGCCTGTTGCCGGTCGTGGTTATCGATAAGGACGTGAACGATCGCATGGCGTCGACGATCCGTCACAACCGCGCGCGTGGCCGGCACTCTATCGACGGCATGTCTAACCTTGTCGTGCAGATGCTCAATAACGGCTGGTCTGACGATCGCGTGCGGGACGAACTCGGCCTGGAGCCGGAGGAACTGACCCGGCTCAAGCACGTGACCGGCTACGCCAAGTTTTTCCTGGATGGCGAATTCTCACGGGCGATCGAATTGCCCCAGCACACCGAAAGGACACCGACCTATGAGCGAGATCGCGCCGCTGCTGCCCATGCCGGAAACGGCGATCGTCACGAAGCTGGCGCTGGTGCCGCTGGCGAAAATCAAGCCGTACCACCGCAACGTCCGGATCAACGACGAAACCGTGAGCCGGCTGGTCGAGCTAATCCCAAAAGTCGGGTTCAACGTCCCGCTGGTGCTCGACCGAAATAACACGATCGTCAAAGGTCATGCCCGGTGGAAGGCGGCCGTCAAGCTCGGCCTCGCCAAGATCCCGTGCGTCTACACCGACGCCGATGACGAGACGATCAAGCTCGACCGGCTGGCCGATAACCGGGTGCAGGAATTCACCCAATGGGATGACGAGATGTTGGCGAGCGAACTGGCGTCGCTTAACCTGGACGTCGACGTGGACAGCCTGCTCGAAAGCCTGGATTTCGTGGTGGAGCAGATCGAGATTGACGAAGCCGAGCCGGAGCCGGATGAACCGGACGAAGCCGAGCCTGACGCAGACGACGAAAACCAGCCGGCGCCGCGGGCCGCAGCTCCGCAGCCGGAGGACATCCGGAAATATACCGAGATCACCTGCTCAAAATGCGGGTACGTGATGTTCATCAAGGGCGGTGAAGCGGCCACGGACGAACGCTGAAAAAGGGGGTATGGTGCCGGCCGTCGCACGACGTTAACCGGAGGAAACACCATGCCTCAAACGTATCTGGTCGTGGTCGAGCCGATCAATATGGGCTCGCCACCGCCCGCTATCATGCCGCCGATCTTCTACCCGCCTCACCTGCCGACGCTGCCCAATCCTCAACCGCCGCTCTGGGGTGGCGGCGGACAACCCTATCCGCCGGGTGGCGGCGGCGGCGGCGGTCCTGGTCCCTCGCCGATGCCGCCAATCTGGATTCCGCCGGGCTATGTGATGCCGCCGATCATGGTGGACGGAAAACCGACGCCGCCGATCACGATCCCGCCCGAAGGCGGCTGGGTCATGCCGCCCATGGCACCGGGTGGACAACCGACACATCCGATGGACCCGGGCGGGCAACCGACGCACCCGATTGCCGGGCCGCCGCAACCGTCACCGAAGGGATAACGAACCCGGGGAAATAACGAACCCGGGGATGGCGAGCCGGATCAGTAGGATTCGTGCTCGTCATCCTCTGGGTCGATGCGCATGGCATAGGCGACGTATGCGCCGGCCACGAGGACCAGGGCCACCAGCACAATCAGGGTGAGGGCAAGGTAGTGCCACATCAGCCGCGGCCCGCCGCTGGCGGCCGGAATAGACCTTGCATATTTTACCCTTGTTTTGCAGATTGCCACATCAGGGAACCGCGCGGAAAAATCCGCAGCCGCATTTGCATCGGTCGCCGCCTGCATATTCGGTGCCGCACCGGACGCATAGCATGGCGGCCGTTAGGACGTACCTGGAAGCCTGCTGACCATGATAGTTCGGGTCGCGCGTCCAAACGTCGTCCTGGCACCACAGGCGGCCTTCGGGGCCGCCGGCACCGGGCTCAAGATAAATCACCCGCGGATCGGCTTTCATATCGCGGCTCCGTTATTTTTTTTAGCAGTCGACCACCCGGAATAATCCAGGGAGGGCGATGTCCGGCAAGCGCCGCCACCGATGCAGGGTGGCGGGCTCGCGGACCCAGAGAAACCGTAACCCGGTTTCGCGCTGAATGAAAAGCACCGCGCGGCCGGCTTCGACGGCTTCGATCTCGGACAGGATGAACAGGCCACCCGCCGGCCTGATTTCTTCGACATCGACCGGCAGGCTGTCCACCCGCAGAAGGATGCTCATTTCGGGCCTCGCGGTGGCAGCGGAGGCAGCTCCATGAATTCGTTCAAATCCATCATCGGAGCGGCCACGCGCAGCTCGACAACCCGCGATGCTCCGACCCGCGCCTCAGCCGGTGCGATCGTGTTGGATTCTTCCCATCTTTCAAGCCGGTCAAGCGGGTACAAAATGCGGCCGCCGAGCTTTACGAAAGTCGGGCCGCGGCGCTGGCTTCGCCAATTGGCAAGCGTCTTAGTCGAATAGGCTCCGTCGTAGCGCGCAGAAACCTGACCCGGCGTGAGATATCTCACGCCATCCTCAAAAATCTTCAACATGGCTGGACCTCTTGCGAGCAGCCATCCCTCAGGAATAGAGTAGACTCGGAGTCTTCAGCAAGACAAGGCATTTCGTTAACACTTGACACTGACATCAGGATCACGACCCGCGCTGCTATAGATTTACTGAGCCGGAATAAGGCGTTACGGCCGTTTTTGGTTAACATGTCGAAACGATCGAAAACAACCACAGCCGATCCGTCGTGTTCCGCTATCGCTGCCTGAACGGTAGTACGGGCGCGATACTGCTCTGACTCGCTCAGTAGCGAATAAGGACGGCCCGCATACGATAGTGTGAGATCGGGGTGCATTACTACGGCGCCCCACTCGGCGATCTTTGACAGCCGATCTAGTATTTCCGAGAACTTGGATAGTGCTGCATCCAGGACATTCTGTCTCAGGCCAGTCGGCGCAAGCAAACTGACAACGGTAACGTGCGCAGTAATGCCGCTTTGCAATGCTGATGCCGCTATAAAGCTCTGAGAATTTTTCGCGGTTTTTCGCCAAGCCTCAAGGTTTGCCAGCGTATCTTCGTGCGACTGCGCGTCGCCCAGTGATTTTCCGTGATTATTAAGGTCCGCGTCAGCTTGCTCGGCAGCTTCAAGCCGGGTTCGCGCGGCGACGGCTTCGGCCTGCGCGGCTTCGATCCTGCCGGCGGCCACGGTGATCGCTTGCCGGGTCCGCGCTTCATCGTCGGCGCTGGCGCGCTGCACGCTGTCGACCTTGACGAGCTTTCCGTTCTGGAGCGCGACGTCACAGCCGCATTCCGGGCACGACAGGGCGCGGCGCGATTCCTCTACCGCGTGCAGCTTCAGCCTGAGATCGTCCAAATCGACCTGTGCGGCGCGCATCTTCTCGCCGGCATCGCGGATCGCTGCCCGCTGGGCCTGAGCAAGCCCGGCCGTGGTGCGCAGGCGTTCCACATCGCTGCTGGCGACGGCCTGTCGCTTCAATGCCTCGGTATGGGCCTTCTGGGCCTCGCTGACGGCCGCGGCGATCCGGTCCGGTGAAAGCGTCGCGTCAAACCCTTCAGGCGTCCAGTGGGCCGCCCTGCGCGATCCATAGCGCTCGCCCGTGGTTTGCTCCCACCGGCCTTTGAGTCGCGACCCTTCTTCCCGGAAATGCTCGTGCGCACCGTCCCAGCCGCGGACCTCAACTTCCCGCACGACCGACTCAACCATAAACGGCAGCTCGACAAGCTCCGCGCGAAGCTGTTCGATCGTCGGCACGGCCTCCAGAATAGCCTGCCACGCTTCGGCGGCCTTGGCGGGTTCCAGGTTCAGCGGCGACGCGATGCCGGCGGCGTAAGCGGATGACCAGGGTGGCGTGCCTTCGGTCCAGGCTTTGCCGTCCGGGAAATGGATGATGGCGCGGCCTTCGTCGTCGCCGATCTCGGCAGATGCCACCGCGGCGCCGTCGCGGACATAGGAGCCGTACTGAGATTTCTTGACGGCGCGCACCGGGTTTTCACCCGTCAGCGCGGCGCCGATCGCCCAGGCCAGCGAGGTTTTGCCGGCGCCGTTGTCACCGCCGATCAGCGTGATTCCGTTGATGGGAATGGCGGCCTCGTGGATGCCGCGGAAATCCCGGACCTTGGCAAGCATGGCGGGACCCTCAAAAGGGGGATTGCGGATCGAACGCGCGCGGCTTGGCGACCCGCCTGGGGCCGTCCGGTTTCGGGTCAGGTGCGCGCTGCTCCGGCTCCGTGGCTGGACGTATGGGCTCGGCTGGTGCGTCTACCGGCGCATCCGGCACCGGATCGGGTGCCGGCACGTGCGCGCCTTCTGGCGGGCTGATCGTGGCCCTAACCGGCGCGTGCTCGATAATCTCGCCGGACTCTTCCATCGTGGGCAGCCCTAGCGAAACCTCCGGCGCGTACAGGCGGGAGAAGAACGCGGCCGCCCGATATCTTAGCATCAGGTCCGGCATGGTTTTCCACTTGGAGCCGGCGCGCGTGAACCAACCCTCGGCAACGGCCATGCCGATCGAAACGGTTGGCGATTCCAGCCGTTCGCCGGACGCGTATTCCGTCGCCCAGGCGACGCAGCTCCGATCAGTGACGTCCATCGTTGCCTCGCGGCGCTCGCGGTTGTCGCGCGGACCCGCCCAATATTCATACTGAACCTTACGTGTGCCCAAATCCTCCAACACGAACCGCAGCGGCGAGAATTTCCCGCAGGTGTTTATGGCCGCGATCAGGAATTGAGCGGACCAGCTTGGCCGGCCTTCGATGACGTGCAAATTCTGCATCACCATCAACGGCGTGGCATTGATCCGCTTGGCGATATCCAGGGCCACGAGGCAATTCGCGACGCCGGGCTCACCGCGATATTCCTTCGGCACCAGCGAGGACGACGACAAGGCTTCTGCCATCCTGACGGCGGACGTGAAGGAATTTATGTTGCCGAAGATCGAGACTTCAACTTGTGGTGCTGTCGTTATTAGTTCGTTCATCACCGGTTGTTCCTTCTCATTCTGGCGTGTAGCGCGAGATGATACTTGTGAGTGCAGATTAATAAATTTTCCGGTCTATTATCGGACCGATCCTCGTTTATGTGGTGCACGACTTCGAGTCGCCGAAACGGGCGGCCTAGCGCGCGCTCTGCAATAATGCGATGTTCTCGCTGCTTCGTATTTTTCCCAACGTTAACCGTAACATATCCCATTGGATCGATGCCTTTGTTTCCCAAGTGCTGAGAATGGAAAGTATCACCCTTTAATCTTGTTTCTACGCCTGAGCGTTTTATCGCTTTTAGAATAGCAGTATGAGTACAATTCATCGTATCGGCAATCTGTGTACTTGAGATTCCCTTTGCGTACATTTGACAAACTGCGGCATAATCTAGCTTTCGCCTCGGGTGCATTTTAATTCCTGAATTCCTAAGGATATTAAATGCAACAGAAACACAACACCCGATAGTCTTCGAAATTAAATCAAGAGAAGCTCCAGACTCGTATAATGAGACAATCCTTTCCCTATCATATATAAGTGGACTACGTGACTCGATATTGAGATATTTCAATATTTTACTAACCGCCGGGCGCGAGCAGCCGATTTTTGACGATATATCGGCCTGAGATAGTCCAGACTTATAAAGACTTGCAATTTCGTCATAGTCTAGCTTTCGTTTATTGTTCATTTCGTCTACTTCCATACTTTTGTAATTTTGCAAAATTCTGTGTTAAATGCCGGACAGAATTTGGCACTACATAGCAATGACATGGGATTTTCTGGAAATGCGTCTGGATTGCCCGACGCAATGAACGACTGCACGTCGCGCCTGATGCGCAGAATCGATGTCCACGCGATCTGCTCGCAGAGATAGACCGGGAGTCGTTCCGACTCCGGTGCAGCTTGCGGCCGCCGCCGTGGCGTCCGTTCGACAAAATCGATCACTAGTTCGGTGATGTTAGTGGGCAGCCCTGGAAGCTCTGCCGAGCGGACCAGCAGCGCATAGGCGCCGAGCTGCGCGTGATAGGACCGCGCCAGCACGCCGGTCTTGATGTCGTGGACCCGGCAACCGCCTTCGACCCTGCTGACCACGTCTATCGTTCCGGACAGCTCCCAGCCTTCTCCGAGATCGGCGACGACGCGGCATTCAACGGCGATCGGGTCAATGGCGCGGCCGATGCCGTTAATGTAGGCGGTCGCGATCCGGGTGAGCTGCGTGGCCGCGGCGTCGATTGTCGGCGTGGTATCGTCCCAGAGCAGCCCGCCGACCGACTCCATTTTAAGCGCTTCGATCGCGGCTTCGATCGCTTTGGAAAGACTGAAATCCTCATCCGCCAACCGCGCGCGGTAATAAGATTCCGCGACCCGGTGGACGGCAATTCCCATCATGGCGCCGATGGATCGGTCCGTCTCGCGCAGCTCAAAACCAGCCTCCGAGATCAGGCGCCGGTATTGGCGGGCCGCAGCTCGACGCGCGCAATCATTGTAAGCCGGGAGCATTGAAGCCCGGAGATTCATTTGGAGTACCTGTGACTGTTGATCCCGTTTTATAAGACTTGCCTCGCGTCCGTCAAGTCGCTTATCTTGGCCTCAGCAAGAAAAAGTAAGCGTCTATTAGTAGACGTCTCGAAATGTGCAAGTAATGATCTAGCGGGAACTCCAGGGAAGTGCCGGGAACTCGGCCGAGTCGTGAAATGAGTGATTACAATGGCTAACGCGAAAGCCTGCAAACCGAGCTGCGGCGCACTATCGCGAAACGCTTGATTTAATGGAGAAAAAACCAATGCGGGTGAATTCGAGCGAGCGAAAGATTCTGGTGATGGAAATCAACCTATTGATGGCGCGTGCTCGTGCGGTCGGTCTGGGCCCGTCCGATCTGGCGCGAACGGCGGGCGTTACCCTGGAGGAATTTGAGCGCTGGACCGAAGGCGCGAGCATTCCAGGGCTCATCCCGTACCGGCGCATCTGCGCGACCATCAAGGCGATGGAGACAAGCAAGTCCTACGCCGCCTGAGCGGCTATGATCGTCCTGCGGGAATACCAGCAGCGCGCGGCTGAAAGCATCCGCCATGCCTTCAGGCGTGGCCTGCGGCGGCCGCTCTATGTCGCGCCGTGCGGTAGCGGCAAGACGATCCTGTTTGGCTACATCGCCGCGGAAACGCGACGGCGTGGCAACTCGGTCGTGATCGTAACCCACCGTGGCGAGCTGCTTCGGCAGACGGTCAAGGAGTTGGCGCGCTTCGGCATCCGGGCCGGGGTGATCGCGGCCGGTTATGAACAGACGCGCGGCGAGCCGGTGCAAGTGGCATCGATTCAGACGCTTACCCGGCGCGTCGGGCAAATTCCGGCGCCAAGCCTGATCATCGTCGACGAAGCTCACCACAGTCTGGCGTCCACCTATCGCGCCGTTCTGGGCGGGTGGTCGTCGGCGCAAGCGCTCGGTGTCACGGCGACACCCTGGCGGATGAACGGCCAAGGGCTCGGCGAGATTTATGACACGCTGATCCCTGGTCCGGCACCGCGCGAGCTGATCGAGGCCGGCTTCCTGGCTCAACCGCGTTATCTGGTGCCGCCGGTCGTCGCGGACCTATCGGGCCTATCCATCCGGGCCGGCGACTATGCGAAGGATGAGATCACCGCGCGCATGGACAAGCCGGTGGTGACCGGTGACGCCGTGCAGCATTACGCGCGGCTCTGCCCGAACGCGCGCGCCGTCGCCTTCTGTACATCGATCGCGCATGGCGACCACGTCGCCGCGGACTTTCGCAAAGCCGGCATTCCAGCCGCCCAGATTGACGGCCGCATGAGCGAGGCCGAGCGCATCGGCATGGTCAAGGCGCTCGAAGCCGGGACAATCCGCGTGCTGACATCCTGCGAGCTGATCCAGGAGGGATTCGACCTGCCGGCGCTTGACGCGGTGATCGTGCTCCGGCCGACGACGTCGCTGGCGTTCCACATTCAATGCATCGGGCGAGCGATGCGGCCGGCGCCGGGCAAGACTGAGGCGCTTGTGCTCGACCATGTCGGCAACTGCCTCAACCCGAAGCTGGGCAAGGTGGAGGACGATCGCGAATGGACCCTGGAGGGCCGCACGGTCAAGAAGCGTGTCACGGTCGAATCCGTCCGTTATCGGCGCTGCCCGGAATGCTTCGCGGTCTTCACGATCTGGTCGCGGCACTGTCCTGAGTGCGGGTGCATCGTCGTCGTCACGGCGCCGTCCATGCCGGAGCAGGTGGCCGGCGAGCTGACGGACCTTGAACAGCTACGTCAAAAGGAGCGCGAACGGCGCGATATTTCCAACGCGTGGTCGCTGGAATCGCTGCTCGCGCTCGCCAAAAGGCGTGGCTATAAGCCCGGTTGGGCCTATCACATCCAACGCGTCAGAGACGAAAGAGGGAAGCGATATGGCCGACGCTGAAGGCGCGATTCTGGCTCGCCTGCTTCTCACGCTCGGCGGCCGCCGGGATATCCGCCTGTTCCGCAATACGGTCGGCTCTGGATGGGTTGGAAAGCCGGTCCGGATGGTGCAGGAAGACGACGGCCTGACCGTTGTCCTACGCCATGCGCGGCGCGTGACGTTCGGGCTCGCCACCGGCAGCCCTGACCTTGTCGGATTTCGCAAGCTGACGATCACGCCTGCCCATGTCGGGCAGGATATCGCCCAATTTCTCGGCATCGAAGTGAAGGCCGGCACGACCCGGCTGACGCGCGATCAGGCGGCGTTCCTGGCGATGCTGGAGCGATTCGGCGCCTATGCCGCGGTGGCTGGTGACCTGCCCGATTTAGACGGGCTTTGAAAGCAAGATGGACGGGGGCGCCTGATGGTTGAGTCCGTCTTCTCAATCCCTGCGAGTGGCAAGCCGGATATTGCGGCCGCGGCGCTGAGCTACGTCAAAATTGGAAAGCCGATTTTCCCGTGCAACCAGCTTACCAAGAAGCCGCTGGTCAAGCGCGGTTTCTTGGCCGCGTCGCTGGAACCCGATCAGATCGCGCGCTGGTGGCATCAGTGGCCGGCCGCGTCAATCGGGATGCCCACCGGCATCGCGTCGGGCCTGTTCGTTATCGATATCGACGTGGGCGACGATCGGGACGGGCTCGCGTCGCTGCGGCAGTTGGAACAGGCGCATGAGCCGCTTCCCGCTACGCGCACGGTGAGGACCGGCGGCGGTGGCCTGCATCTGATCTTCCACTATCCCCGCGACCTGGGATTCGACCTGGGAAACTCGGCCGGCAAGCTTGGACCCGGCATCGATACCCGCGGCGAGGGTGGTTACGTCGTGCTCCCGCCGAGCGGCCACGCGTCGGGACGCTGGTATCAGTTCGACAATATGGAAGCCGAGATTGCCGACCTGCCTGAATGGATCATCGAGCTGCTGCACGTCGTCGAGCAGCCGCGGCCGGTTGGGTCCACGCAGCTCCCGCACATCAACGGCGAGACGACGCCGTGGGGTCACGCAGCGTTGGACGGCATCCTTGACGAGATGCGCAGCGCGCAGGTGGGCCGGCGCAATCACACGCTGAACCGGCTCGCGTTCCGGCTTGGGCAGGTCGTGGCAACCGGCGAGCTGTCCGCGAACGCGACCGACCATCTGGCGGACGCGGCGCGAACGACCGGGCTCGATGAAAAGGAAATCCGCAAGACGCTGGACTCGGGATTCCAGCGCGGCGCGACACAGCCGGCTATCCATGAAACGCTGCCGCCGCGCACGCTCAGGGAAGCTCCGGTCGCGGCCGAGTGGAGTGAGCAGGATCAGGACGCGGTCGGCATCGGCAGTTGGTACGCCGAGCCGGAGCCAATCGACGCAAAGCCTGAGCTGTTTCTGTACCCGGCGAACCGGCGCCGACATATGAATCAGGTGCATAAACTGCTGGTGGATAATCTGGCAGCCTACCGCATGGACGGGCGGCTCGTGACGATCCGCGGCAGCGACGGCGAGGAAAAAACGGTGGTTCCGGTTAGCGATTCCGAAATGATGTCAACGATGATCGAGGACTACGCGACGATCTATCGAACGAAAAAGGATAAGTGGGTCCCGTCGCGATTTCCGCGCGACGACGCCCACGCGATGCGGGTTGACTTCCTGTTCTGGCGCTGGCCGGCGCTCGAAAAAATCGTCACGACGCCATTCCTGCGCGCTGACGGATCGCTCTGCGCGACGGATGGCTATGACGCTAGCACCCGGCTTTACCTGGATCAGCGCGGCGTGGATTTCGGGCTTAATAGCATTCCGGAGCAGCCGACCGCGACCGATGCCCAGCTTGCCATAGCGACGCTGGATGAGCTGTTAGGCACGTTTCCGTTTGTCGGGCTGAGCGATGGCAAATGCGCGGCGAAGTCCGCGATCATCGCGGCGATGCTGACGGCCGCGGTCCGGCATTTGATTCCGACAGCGCCGATCTTCTGCATCTCGGCGCCTGAAAAGGGTACAGGCAAAAGCAAGCTCGCCGACGTCGTGGCGATCATTCAAACCGGCCGAGCGGCCGTGAACATCGGCGCCGAGGGCGACAAGGACGAGCTGCGCAAAATGATCGAAGCTCAGCTCCGGCTGTCGGACCCGGTCATCCTGCTCGATAACGTCACCGGCTCCGTGATCTCGCAAACGCTGACCCGCGTGTTGAGCCAGGGCACGATTACCGCGCGCATACTCGGCAAGAGCGAGATGGCGACGATTTCAACCGACGTGACATGGTTGGCAACCGGCAACAATCTCCGTCTGTCGTCCGACCTCAACCGCCGTGCGGTGCTCGTCAAGATGGACGCTATGACCGAGCGGCCGAACCGCAGACATTTCGGCTGGGAGCCGGAGGACCGGGCCGCCGAGCGCCGGCCACGCTATGTACGGGCTCTGCTGACGATCCTGCGCGGCTTTTTTGCGGCTGGAGCTCCGACCGGCGGCCTATCGCCGTTCGGGAGCTTCGCGGCCTGGGATCGGCTAGTGCGCGCACCGCTAATCTGGGCAGGTGACCCGGACCCGCTCGACGGGTCCGACGCGCTTGACGACGACGTAACGGACGAACTGTTCCGCGCCTGGGTGATGGCGACGATTGACTATGCGCTGCCGGCGCTGACGGCGTCGCAGCTTATCGCAACGATCACGCCGCACGTGGAGGCCAATCGCGCGCTGATCGACCTAGCTGGAACGCGAACGGGCACGCTCGAATCTGCGCGGGTTGGAATCACTCTGGCACGGCACGCAAACCGGATCGTCAGGATACCGACAGCGCTGAACGACGGGTTCCGGTTAGTGCGACTTGTTCGCGCGCACGGCCGCGCACGGCTTACCACCTATCAGCTTCAGGTTGTGCCCGACGAACTGGACTTAGATTGACGTGGGACAGGTGACGGTCATCCAGCCTGAAGGGCTGACGCTGCGGCGCATCGCAAAAGCGCCGATCACGCTGACGCATCTGCGCCGTCTGCTCGGCGGCCGCGAAATCATCCTAATCTGGCCGACCGAGCACGTCCGGATTGACGGTGAGCCGACACAGTTCTGGGTCAGGGCCAGTGGCGGGCAGCCGAACCCCACGGCGTCGGCTTTGTGCCGGGTGGACGAATGGCGCCGGCCGCGGCCGATCGAAGGACCACTCGTGATCCTGACCGGCGACGCGCGCTGGGGACGGGTTTAAGCCGGGTCCAGCTTGTATGCCGTGGACACTGAGCTGCGATAGACCTGGACGAAGCGGAACCCGGCGCGCTCCAACTCATGACGGGTCTTGGGGCCCAGCCCGGCGACGACGGAGGACCACGCGGCCGACGTGCAGAAACGGGTCTTGAACTGCTCGCGGCCGGTGTAGTCGTCGCGCTCCAAACGCTCGACCATGAGGCCGCCTTCGCCGAGAACTTGCAGCGCACGATGGGCGCGCGGCGACAGAATTGGAAGATTGGTCATTTTCGTGATTCCGTTATTAGTGGTTAGTCGAGCCGGAATTTTCCGGTGATGATAACGAGCGGCCCGAAAATTATGTCGCTCGGTGCCCACAGCTCCATCATGACGATCTTCGTGGCGAGCGGATTGGGCTCGCAGTCCCGCTTGCCATCCTCGTTGATCCAGAATTGCGCGTCGCTATCGATCACTTTGATGTGCTCGCTGGGCCACCATAGATGCTCGATGAAGCCACCGACCCAGCCCTGAACGTCCGCCAGCGTCGGCTTCGTAGACGGCAGCACGATCTCAATCGCCAGCGGGCGGACGATGAAGCATTGCCCGGCAGGTCTAATCTTCATCGATCGGCTCGTCATGCCAATAGCTGGCATCGGTAAGCACGTCCGAGCGATAGCGGCTCAGCTTTTCCTTCTGGCAGCCTTCGCAGACGTAGGTCAGGAAGATGCCGCGCGCGTCGTATTCTGCCCAGCGTGGCTTGCCACTTGGGCACGTGCAAAGTTTGGTCATTGGTTGTCATCCTTCTTGGTAAGACGGGCCGCGATCATATCCGTCAGAATGTCGAGCGGAACCGCGTCATGGGCGCCGCCTGTATCCAGGTCGACCAGATCGCGGAGCGACTCGCGGTCGTCAGGATTGACGCCGCGCTTCGCGTAATTTTTGGCGAGCCGATCGGCTGTCATTTTCATGGCGCGACCTCCCGGCACGCAATGACCTGATAGCGGGTCAGGCGCGAGCCGCAGCACGTGTAGGTTTTCCCTACCTCGAAAGCGACCGGTGACCGATCTTCGATCGTCAGGCCCTTCAGGGCACCGGAAACGAACTGCTTCGTGACGACGAAAGAAACGGCCATGGGGGCCTCCCGAAAACGCCGCGGCAGGATTGCCGTGACCCGACCTATGTAGGCCAATGGATTATGCCAGTCAAGCGATTTTTTATGCCATTGGATAAAATTTTTATTGCGCCCGCCAAGCCGGTTCTATATACGAGAGGAACCGGGCCGCGTGGCCCATCCCTGGAGGCAAGAATGTCCGTTCACTCTGAAATCTCACCCGAAGCGCAGGAGTTGGCGCTGACCGTCATCAACGACGGCGCTGGCTATCTCGGCCGCTGCGGCATCGCCCGCAACCCCAGCCCGCACTATCGCGCGGGAGAGTGGGCAGCAATCGCCACCCACGCCGCCATGGCGTTCGATCGCGAGTTTTCGCCGGCTGGCGGCTCGCACTTCACGGCCAGCGATATCCTGCAAGCGGCCGTGGAGCTGGAGGCGTATTACGACGCGCACGTCACCGAAAATGACGCCGCGCAGAAAGCCGCGTCATGAGGACCGTTCGCGCACTGAAACCCGTGCCCGCGCCCAAGAAGCGGACGGCCAAGCCGAAGCCGGTGCCGAAACTGACGCCAGGAGACGAGCTGCGCGCGGAGCTGCGCGAGATTGGCATCACGCAGAGCGAACTGGCCCGGCTCACCAATTGCGGCACCGTCACCGTATTCCGCTGGGTCTCGGATGCCCGCGCGGTCCCGCACTGGCTGCCGTCGTGGCTTGCCATGTACCGGCGGCTGAAGGACCTGGAGCAGACATGAAGATCGTCGAAGTCTGGCCCAAGGGCTATGCGCACGAAAGCGGCCTGAAGCGGCTCACCGTCGACGACGACGCGAACCCGTGGACAGCCGTGCGCGCGGCGTTCGGACCCTGGGCGACCGTGGCCGGCATCCGGCCGGCGCGCGCAGCTCCAGCCGAAGTGTTCAGCCTGGAATACATCAGGGAAATGAGCAAAAACGACAATTCGTGACGATCAGCACTTGACATGCTTATGCCATTGGCATATATACAGGGGGTAACGCGAACCAAGGAGCCGACCATGACCAAATTTGATCCTATCGCCATTACCCCGATCGATGAATTCCCGGCATCATCGCGAGCGATTGCACGGGCGAAGGTGGCGGCGAAAGCTCTCGACCCCGAAAAAGAGGCGCTGATTGCGCGTATTCGGGCGAAATATGCTACTGCGCAGGCGAAAGCGCGCGCTGATCGGTGATCGGTAAATCGTAAATCGGCGCCTACGCGTGACCCCCAAAACAACCATGACCCGCTATATCGTCCGGCTGGTGCCCGAGCGGGCCGCGTGGCTGCGTCCAATAAAGGCGCAGCTCCGGACGCTCGAGATTGTTCCTGACCGCTCACGGGACGCCATGGACACGTTCCTGCGCGCCTTGCGCCATGCCGGCGATGATCCGGCTGTCCATATGGAAGACGACGCGATTCTGTGCGCCGATTTTCGCGCCAAGGCCGAAGCCGTCATCGCCGCGCGACCCGGATTCGTGATCCAGTTTTTCTCCCGGCTCGCCGAGGACAGTGCCCGCGGTTCCCGGCTCATGAGTGGACAGCGCTTCGCCTACAATCTGGCGTTCTACCTGCCGGCTGGATATTCGGCGCAGCTCGCCGCCTACCATGCCAGATGGCCGCGCCGGCACGAGCTGCTAAACCACTACGATCTCATGATGGGCGACTGGTTCGCCGAGCGACACGAAGCCTTCTGGCTGCACGTGCCGTCGCTGGTCCAGCATCGCGTCGCACGGTCGGCGATCGATCCGCGGCGATCGTCCAAACGCCAATCGCTGACGTTTGTCCCATAGCTGAAGGCAGCAAGCGTGAACTGGAAACCCGGCACGCCACTCCGACCCGGTCAGACGCGCTTCCCGATTCTCTGGACGGCGACTCTCGCAGAGCTGCGCTATCCGGAGCTGACCACGGTCTACGAGCCCGAATGGTTCACGGCGTTCTGGGGCGACGATCGTCAGTCGCGCCGCATCCGGTCATTCGGGCACCGCGACCCGGCTGATCATGCCAGCCCGCACTATCTCTGCACGCGTGGCGGCATCGAGTGGCACACCGATCCTGGCTATACGCGCTATGCGCTGCAAATCCAGCTCTGGAACCAGGGGTTTATCGTGCATGGCCTGGGCGACGATCTGGAAACGGCGCCGCTATTCACCCCTGGCCGCGTGACGCTGCTCGACACATGGTCGCCGCATCAGGTCGCGCGGGACCCGCGTTTGCCGGAGCTTGGAATCAACAAGCTCCTGGTCGGCGCGGACTTCGCCAAGCGCCCACGCGTGCGCATCGAAGTGGCCCGCCTGATCCATCACCTGCGCACCAAACCGCCTTGATATACGGCACAGATCAGCACTTGACAGGCATATGCCAATGGCCTATATGTATGGGGACGGGCGGACGTGCCCGCAGCAATCAATAACGGAGCAACGATCATGACCACTCTCACTCTCGGCGCAGGCGACGCGGTCTATGTGGCCGGCTGGACCGGCATCTATGACGACGCGACCGCGACCGTTTTCACCGTGCGCGATTATGCAGCCCGCCACGGCAAGGACCCTGACGCAGCCGAAGCCGACGCCGTCGCTCGCGGTCACGAGATCGTCGCGACGATCTATACGGGTAGCACGCTGCTCGGCGACCGCGCCGCCGCTGCGCGCCAGAACGCCGAGATGAAGGCGAAGCGTGCCGCAGCGATCGAACTCAAGAACGGCCAGTGGGTCGCGATCGAAGGCCGCCTGTACACGGTGCGCGTCGTGCGCGGCAACGAAGCCGGCCCGCGCAATTCCGACCCGATCAAATTCACGCTGGAGGCATGAGCCATGACCGAACTCGACCTTCAGGAGCAAATCGCGCGCATCCAGCGCAATCAGGCCGAAATTAACAAAATCGATTGGGAACGCGGCAAGGCCGATTGGGATACCCGCAAAATCGAGTGGGATATCCACAAAGCTGAATGGGATATTCAGCGGACGAAACAGGAAATTAAGCTCGCCATCTGGCCGATCGTGCTTGGCGCGGTTGGTGCCACGGTCGCTTTGATGACGGCCGGCGCCGGCCTGTTCAAGCTGCTAGGAGGCTGAGCATGGATGACCGACAGCTCGTTGAAGCCCCACTGCGGCTCTATCGCACTCAGGCGCGCTGGGAGCCCTACAAAGCCGTGGCCGCGATCGTCGGCGCCGCCGCGATCATGACGGGCGCGGTGCTCGCGCTATCCACTTGGATCGGCCACCAGCCGCAGACAATCGAGGTCCACGTGATGCCAGCCGAAACGCGCTGAGGCGCGTCGCACGGAACTGGCCCACCGTGCCCGATGATGGCAGGCCACCAAAAAGGAATAATGGAACTATGAGCGATCTTCTTCACATAACAGCCGTCGGGACTGTTTTCGGTATTCCCGGCATAGACTGGTCAGGCTTCAGCGTGATTACTTTCGTTATGCTGATCCCTATCATAATTGGCCGCATTCTTGAATGGTCAATCCATAATCTGTTCCTCATCATGGGCGGACTGATCGGCTGGAACGTCGCCTGGGTTCTCTGGATCAAGCCTTATTGCGTCCGCAAGGCCGCGGCTGAGAACGCCGCCGCACAGACCTGAATTACCCACCCTACCCAAAATCAATAACGGAGTTTACGACCATGACGATCCTCAAAACGACATCTATCGCGCTGATCGGCGCACTCGGTCTGACCGGATGTGCCACCATGCCCAACTTCGTGCCGGCGCACGATCAGGGCGTTGAAGAAGCCGCGGCCGCGCGGCTCGACTGCAAAGCCGTTTCCGAAGGCATGACGCCACCCACGCCGGGCGGATTCGTCGCCGCCAGTGGACGGCCGGCTTATGTCGGCGCGGTCATGGGTGCAGCCGCAATCGGCATGATCGCCGCCGCAGCCGAACGCCAGAAGGAAAAAATCGACACCTACACCGACTGCATGGTCGCGCACGGTTTCCGGGTGGCCGCGAAATGATCAAGTTTCTGCTCTCGGCGTGATCCTATTCCCGCTGCTGTTCTGCATCGGCGTCTATGGCTGCACCATGGCCCACGTCGCCGTCCTGACCCACTG